GAATAAGACGGATATTACTTCGTTGAAAGAGGAAACTGGTTCACTAAAGGAAGATAAAGCCGATAAAACAGCCCTTTTCAAAACTGACAGAAAACTCGATGCACTTTGGAAACTCAATCAGGGTATCAGCTATGAATTTCAGACGGATGATACAGAAGCTTATCAAAAAACGGTTCCAAGTGGTGCGAAGATGGCGAATGTGAAAAGTATTGGAGGAAAGACGATTGTTTGGAATCAGCTAAATTTGAATGACAAAAATTCTATTACGAGAGACGGTATTTCTTTTACAAACAATAAGGACGGTTCATGGACAATAACTGGAACTTGTAGTACATCTAATGGAGGCAGTGCTAACGTACTAATATACAAATTTGCAGATAAATTTGTATCAGGCCATAAATATTTAGTTAAAGCTGATAAATATTTTGATGAAAATTATGGTTTTGCAATTAACGGCGCTACTTTCCCACTAAAAAAAGCAGTAATTATCGATTACGCTTTTAATCCAGTAATATCTGTAAAAGACAAAGTAACCGTGGATAATGTTACGATGCGAATGAATATTTTTGACATCACTCAAATGTTCGGTGCAGGTAACGAACCATCCACACCCAAAGAATTTGAAGCTATGTTTCCAGCAGACTACTATCCGTACAATGCAGGCGAGTTGATGAGTGCACCTGTGAATGAGGTTGTATATTTAGATACCAAAAATCAAGAAACATCATATCCAATCCCACAAGCCATTCTTAATCTTCCTGGTTACGGTTGGTCAGCTGGGGATGTGAGAAATTATGTAGACTGGGAAGAGAAGAGGTATCATAAGCGAGTAGGCAAAGTTGATTGGGAAAGACTGGATTGGGAATATGCAAACGATTATTTGGGTATGCCTGTATTTTATACTACAAATATCCCGCCTGGAATTGCTAGTAAAACAATGAACATTATTACTTCCAGATATATTCCTACTGACAAAGTATTTTCAACACAACAAGTCGATAAAGCTATTGCGATAGCAACTTCTGGAGCTGTATATGTTCGTGATAATTCCTATTCTGATAAAGATACGTTTGTTAACGCTTTGAACGGTCAGATTATTTATTACGAACTGGCAGAGGAACAGATAATTGACATCTCCGACATCATCGACAACATCTTTCAGGAACCAATCGAAGTAGAAGCAGGCGGTACACTGACATTTAAAAACAGTCACGGTGATAATTACAGAATCCCTGTACCAAGCTCTGAGGAATATGTAATATCTTTAGCGGAGGTGGCAAAATGACTGAAATGCAGAAGAAAATGATGGAGAAACTTGGTCTGGCTGAATCAGATTTTGAGAAAAAAGAAACGGTGGTAAGCAATGAAGAACGTATCAATGACCTTGAGATTGCTGTCTGCGAACTGCTTGAAACACTTGGAAATGCTGAATAAGAAAAGGAGAAATAAAATGATGGCAAAAGTATATTTTAACAGATTGATTGTAGGAACTATTACATATGATGCAATTCCTGAGAAATATCAGGATAAAGTAAGAGAATATGGTATTGAGTATGTGAAAAAAGGAAAACTTCCTGTAGAAGAATATGAAATGCTGTATAAAGAGGAATATCCAGAGGTAAGTAATTAACTAAAGAGGGCTTTAGTTAAGCAACCAAATTTAAGAAGGAGGAAAAATGAGAGGATTAGTCCGTCAAAAGCAAAAAGTATATTGGTCACGAATATCCGAGAAAACGCAAGGATTAGACCGTATTAAAGTTTATGAGAAACCAGTTTTATACTATTTTTCCGTATCATCTACCGCCGGAACGCCAGAAGAAATTGCAGCCGGAATAGTGCCGGATTATGACAGGTACATTACAAGCTTTAATCGAAATTTCCATCCACAGGAAGCAGACATATTTTGGATAGACAGAATTCCACAAATAAGCGAGGATGGAAGCCTTATTTTGGACGAAAATGGAGAACCTACAGTATTGCCAGATTATGTACTAAAGAAGATTTTAGATACAAAAAAAGGCAATATTGCCAGATATGGAATTTCTAAGAGAGGAAACGAGGATGGGTAAGACAATAAAATGCGACTTATCAACGAAATCTATTCAAAATGCCCTCAAAAAATTAAAAGCTTACCAAAATGAACTACAGAGGAAAAATGAGATTTTTGTAAAACGATTGTCTGAAATCGGGTTGGATGTTATTCAAACGACCATGGAGTCAATCCCGGATGAAGAAAAAGGCTCTTACTATACAGAAATCATTAATGATCAAAACGGAAATATCGTCGGGGCTTCTGTTAGACTATCTGGTGAAAAAGTGTTGTTCATTGAATTTTCAGCTGGTATCACATATGGTTCAAACAATTACCCTCTGCCCTCTGGTTCTGAATACGGAGTAGGTACATACCCCGGACAAACCCATGCATTTTCACCTTATGGATGGTGGTATACGGACGAAAGAAGTGGAGAAACACGCCATTCATATGGAAATAGAGCGTACATGCCTATGTATCACGCAGAACAAGCCGTTATTATTGCTGTTCGCAAAATTGCCAAAGAGGTATTCTCTTCTTAAAGAAGATACCATAATATACTGAATGATACTAACCAATTATGTTATGATTACAGTGTTAAATTGTAGCATAACATGCAATGCGTTCACCATAAAGGTGGGCGCATTTTTTATTGTGAGGTGACAGATATGCCAGACACAATAGAATCCCCTGTACTGGAAGTTTTTTCAAAATGGGGAGAGGCTGTTTCTAAGATTACTGGCGCAGACAATTATTCCATGGACGGGAGCGAAACAAATGCTTCTGACAAAAAAGCATATGCACAGCTTTATATGCTTGGAAATCCAATTACGAGAGGTGACCTTGAAGGAGATGAATGTGCAACAATACCATCATTTCAAGTAAATTGCTTCACATCTGGGAGCAAAGCATTAACCAGATTGTATGAATTGGACAAGATAAGTCACATAACTATGGTGAGCATGGGATTCCGCCGTACATACGGACCGGAACCTATGTTTTTTGGCGACAGTGGAATCAAAAAGCTTGTAAGCAGATACAGCCGGATATATACAGGAACTTTATTAGATTAGAAGCAGAAATGCTTCTATTTTTTTATCCAAAAATATGAAAGGAGAACATCGAAAAATGAAAGCAGACAAATTACTTTGGCTGAAAGCGGCTGGAATAAGAGCTGTAAAAACAATCGCACAAACAGCAATAGCAACCATTGGAACCGCAACTGTAATCGGCAGTGTCGACTGGAAAATGGTTTTATCCGCATCTTTACTTTCTGGCTTTTTATCTCTGCTTACATCTGTAGCAGGATTACCGGAACTGAAAACAGACAAAGAAGAGTAGAAAGGCGGTGATCCGCTATCTCCCTGCACAGGGTTACGTGCATATTACCGATTTTTTGTTTGAAAAAAATTGCTGACCTTAAAGAGTTAAAGGTAGAAAGGAGAAATAATGAGCCGTTTAACAACATTAGGCGTGACTTTTGGTTATGGAGTTGAAACCGAAAAAGGCGTAAAGCCTACAACTTTTAAACAACTTGAGCTTGCAAGCTCTATTGGTGGAATTTCACTTGATACAGAGCAGATTGACGTATCAGCATTGGAAGACTATATCACAAAATATGCAGCTGGTAGACAGGATACTGGCGGTACATGGGAAATCGAATTTATCATGGATCCAGATAAATCTGTTAAGCAGATTAAGGAACTTTATAGTGCATCTAAGACAGCAAAAGAAACTGGACTTGCAACATGGTTTGAGGTTGTTTTCCCGGATATGACAGATGCATTCTTTGTTACAGCTGAGTGCGGACGTGAGATTCCACTTCCAGAAGTTGGACAGAATGAAGCTGCAACAATGTCCATTTCCCTTATTATCACAGATTACAAGGGACTTGAAACAAAGGTTGCTCTTACAAAATCAGAATGATGTTTTTAATGGGAGGATTATAAAATGGTAACTTTTAGCGTAAACGGAAAAGAATATAAGATTGTATTTGGATATGGACTTCTCACGCAGAGTGATGTACTGGACAAAGTACAGGAAATTACAGGTGGAAAAGAGAGAAGCCTTCAGAAGATGATTTCTCTTCTCCCGGAACTGCTTCTTGCCGGACTTCAAAAGAAGCACAAGGAAGAGTTTGGGTATGAAAGTGATTCTGAAAAAGAAACTGCTCTTGATAAAGTCTGTGACCTTTTGGATGATTACGAAGATGAAGGAACTGAGGAAAATCCAAAAAGTGGATTTGATTTATACCAACTTCTTGACAAAGAATTGGAGAAAAACGGTTTTTTATCCGGTCTTCTGAATGCAGTAGCAGAAGCACAGGCAGTAGAGAAGAATGCAACGAAGCTCCCACAGGATCACAAAAAGAAAAATTAACTTTTCGAGAAGTTGTTTACCAAGAGATTCTTCCTTTATACCTCTCTATTGGTGTATCTAAAGAAGAATTTATGGATTCCACCCCAACAGAGTTAAAGCCTTATCTCGAAGCTGAAAAGATACGGCAGAAGAGAAAAGACGCTGAGTTTTGGCAAGCTGGCATTTATGAAACATCAGCTACATTCACAGCTGTTGCAAATGCTTTAATGGGGAAAAAATCCAAAGCAGAGTATTTGAAGAAACCTTTACTGGAATCAGCAGAGGAAGAAAAGCGTAAACAGGAAGGCATACTTTCCGAAGAAGAAAAGAAAAAACAGAGAAACGCACTTTTGGCAAGCTTGCAACTCATGCAGGCGAACTTTGAGCTTAACCATGAAAAGGGCAGGCAGGATGAATAAGTCTTGTCTGCCCTTTATTTTTTTGTAAAAAAGGAGGGATAAATAGAATGGCTGACAATACCATTGATACCCTTGATATACAAATTAGCAGTAGTACAGAAAAAGCAGTACGTGCGCTGACTAATCTTTCAAATAAACTCACAGAAGTTAATTCCGCATTAAGCGGAGTTAATACAAATGGATTACGTAGTTATGCAAGGGAACTTGGAAGGGTTACGTCTGCCTTTAATTCTCTAGGCAATGTTCGTACTTCTGGGCTTGATAGTGCTATTTCAAAATTAAACACACTTAGTAAAATCAACCTTAGCAATCTTCAGAATCAAAAGATTAGTCTTGATTTGGATATTAAGGGTGGAGATCAAACACAAAAACTGCAATACGCCATTGATAAAACAGTACGTGATATTAAAATTGATACCTCTTCCATTTCAAAGCAATTGATTGAAGCATTTAACTTAAAAGGCGGTGCTGCTTCAAAAGTTCGTTCTCAAATGAACGAGCTTGCAAAAGAAATGGCACAGTCTTTTGATGGGAAAGAAATCTCTGGAAATGTTGGAAGCATTGTTGAAGAAATTGGAAATACGATTCTCAAAAGTGGGAGTGTAGTAAAAGCCAATCTTGGAAGCTACTTAGATGGTGCAGAACAGGAATGGGTTGATTTTTACAATTATTTCAAAAACAAGAAAATCTATGTTTCCAATATGTTGAAAGCTGATATTGGAAAGGGAGAATTTTCAGAACTTTTAAAGAATAACCTTAATAAAGTTGTTACCGATGCAACAAAAGGAATCACTCTCGATAAATCATGGGGAGAGCTTTCGGAAAGATTTCCAACATTAATTCCAAAAGATACTATTAATGCGGCAGATCAGCTTGTTACTGTTCTGGAAAATATAAAGAAAGTTAGAGAATCCATAAAGCCAGTTTCCATTGAATCACTTTACGGAGAAAACGCTTCAAAAGCATCAGATAAAGTATGGGGAATGGCTGTCGATTCAACTCAGCAGCTCGCTGAACAGGTAAAAACAAGACTTAATGACGCATTAAAAGGTACGGACGGTCAGCTCCCTATTGATGTAAAAATCAATACGGATAAGATAACAATGGATATTCAGAAGGCAATCAATAAAGTTGCTGAATTGAAATACAACGCGGTAAAGGTCACTCTGGATGTAGATACTACAGGAATTAAAGATGCAGTTACCGGAAAACTTAAAGAAATTGATGCAGGGCAAATGACAAGTATTGCCGATGGAATGAAACAGTTTTCAGATTCTTTAAGAGCCATGGGAACTGTTAATTATAAAGCTTCCGGTTTGAACGCAATCATTAATTCCATTAGCAGATTTAGCCAGGTAGATATTAGTAATTTTAATTCTATGAAACTTGGCGAGATAATCAATCAGTTATCTGGATTATCGGCAATACCGGATGTATCTGCAAGTGTTAATCGTTTTGTTAATTCAATGGCTAGACTAGCCAATTCCGGCGAATATATTGCAAATGTATCGGCTGAATTACCTGCATTGGGAAGTAGCTTGAAATTTATCACAGAAAGCTTTATTGGTGTTGATGGAATTTCAGATTCCGTAAATAGGTTTATTCAATCAATTGCGCAATTGGCAAGTGCTGGTGGTAAAATTTCTCAATCTTCTGGACAGCTTGGAACATTGGCAAAGGAAGTGTTGTCTTTCTTCAATGTAATGAAAACTGCACCAAAAATCAGTGAAAATACATTAAGAATGACAGAAGCTTTGGCACAGTTAGCTACTGCAAGTGGAAAAATAAATAAAGCCACAAATTCTATTACGAATTCATTTTCGAGATTATCAAATGCCGCAAATGGACTTGGAAATGCAGGAAGAAAATTATCTTCCATGATTGGCTCTGCAAGCTCTGCACTAGCTAATTTTGGAAATACCGCAACTGTAACCACAAGAAAGACTGGCTCATTAACTTCACAGCTTGCTAGTTTATATGCAAAATTTTTTACTGTGACAAGAGGAATTAAAGCACTTTGGAATTCTGTAAAGTCCGCATCTGATTATGTTGAAACATTGAACTATTTTAATTCTGCGTTCGAACAAGTTACTGATGGATTAGATATCAGCAAGTGGCAGAATGCAGGAGCAAAATCCGCAGAGGAATATGTGGGTTCTTTTGAAAAACGTGCAAAAGAACTTACAAAAAAAATGACTGGATTTGAAGTATCAGATGCAGGCGATTTGACTAGAACAAAAGGCACGAGCCTCGGACTTGATCCAAACAAAACGATGAACTATCAAGCTACCTATGCTCAGATGGCATCATCCATGGGAGCAACAGCAGATGCGTCAACAAAAGTTTCGAAGGCTTTAACAGAAATCGGAGCAGACCTTGCTTCTGTAAAAAATCTTGAATTCAACGATGTTTGGAATGATATGGCATCCGGCATAACAGGAATGAGCAGGGCACTTGATAAATATGGTATTAATATCCGTGTAGCAAATTTACAACAGGAACTTTATAATCTTGGAATTGACGCTACTGTATCAAGTTTAAGTCAATCGGACAAGGCTATTCTGAGAACTATAACAATCTTGAATAGTTCAAAGTATGCATGGGGTGACCTGGCTAATACGATAAATCAGCCGGCAAACCAACTTAGATTACTACAATCTAATTTTTCCGCACTTTCAAGGACAATAGGTTCATTATTCATTCCGATTATCTCAAAGGTTCTTCCATATATGAACGCTTTTGTTATTGCAATTCAGAGAGCTTTTTCGTGGGTTGGAAGACTTTTGGGTATCAAAATGTCCGATTATGTTGCTTCCACAGGAAGTGCCGCAGTTGATATGGGAAGTATTGCAGATAGTACAGAAGATGCAGCTTCCGGGCTTGACAAAACAAATGACAATGCAAAGAAATTACAAAAAACTCTTTCTGTGCTTTCATTTGATGAATTAAATCAATTAAATGATGCAAAAGTTAGCAATTCTTCCGGCTTTTCCGGAAGTGGAGGCGGTGCGAGTGCACACCTTCCAGAACTGGATGCTGCATTAGATAAAGCCCTGTCAGAGTATCAAGCTGCATGGGATAAAGCTTTTGAAGAAATGAATAATAAGGCAAATGATACCGCTGATCAGATTGTAGCTGTATTTAAAAAAATTCGTAAAGCGGCTAAACCAACAACTGCATCAATCAAGAAACTTTATGATGAAGGTCTTAGCAAGCTTGGAAACTTCTCTATTACAGCTCTGAAAGATTTGTGGAATAACTATCTGAAACCAATTGGATTATGGATGTTATCTGATAATTCCGGGCTTCCACGGTTCTTTAATATTACGAATGATTTACTGAATAAAATCAATTGGGGTAAACTGAATAGCTCACTTTCCGGTTTCTTTACAATGCTTCAAAAGCCAACAAAATTTGTTTGGACTGGTCTCATGGATTTCTATGAGAAATTCTTAGTGCCGGTAGGTACATGGACAATGAATAGTGCAATTCCGGAACTTGTTGACGCATTAACAAATTTCGGAAACAACATTCAATGGGACGAACTTAATTCGGCATTGAAGAACTTCTGGGATGCACTTGCGCCATTTGCACAAAATGTTGGACAGGGAATTGTTGACTTCTTCAAAGATTTGCTCGATGTTGGAGAAAATTTCATCAATACAACACTTCCTGGAGGCTTGAACTCAATTGCCGATGCAATAAAGAATATCAGCCCGGAAACTGCACAGGCAATTGGAAAAGGACTTGGACAAATCTCCATTGCAATCCTTGGATTCAAAGGATTAACCTTTATTGGTGGAATCATTGGAAAAGACAGCCCCTTAGGAAAAGGACTTGCTTTATTGGCAAAACATCCTTATGCGTCAATGGCGCTTGGCATCGGTGGAATCGTACTTGCGCTTGATAATTTCGGAGTTATTGATGTTGACTGGGAGTGGATTTGGAGCAGTATTGACCGTGTAAAAACCTCAATACAGAATTTTATTGATAAGGTTGATTGGAATGCTGTTGGAACTGCTCTTGGAAATTTATGGTCTGCATTCCAACCATTTGCAGAGGGATTTGCAGATGCGTTGATTACCGGGCTTGAAGGAATAATTAATATTGGAGCGGACTTAATTAACGGTATTGCAAATGCTATTAATTGGCTGGCTGAAAAATTAAGTGGAGTTGATCCAGAATTTATAAAACAAGTTGGTGCAGCATTTGGAACATTGTTTACAATCAAAATAGCCAAGGATATTGCCACCAAAATCTTTTCCTTTGCAAGCGGAATCGGTTCATTAGCTTCAAAACTTTTAAATTTCCCACTTGATACCGCATCTTCTCTTCCTACTATCATCGGTGATATTGGTGGAGCAGCGGAAACAGCGGGAAATGGCGGGTTTACTACACTTGCAGAAAAGATAAAAAATCTCGGTGATGTTGCACAAACAGCTGGCGGACAATTCCAAGGATTTTGGGGATACGCAACCAATTTGGGTGCGACTGCATTTGTCGTGGAAGGTCTTGGACAGGTAAAAAAAGCTATGGACTTTAAAGATTCCACAGCTGACGCATTCAACGATTTTGAAGTTGTTAGAAAAGCATTGAAAATCATCGAAGAACAAACTGGAATCTCTGGCGATAAACTTATAGGACTTGGAGGTGATTTAAAAAATGTGAAAGATAATGCATTTGATTTTGATGGACAGCTCCAAACCGTAGAAACAACACTTGAAAATCTTGGAATTTCTTCTGATACATTTAAGCAAGCATTAAAACAAGCAATGGAGGAATCCGATACTGCCACAAATTCTCATGTAAGCAATATTAATGAATATATCGGTACGATGGGGACAGAATTTGATAATGCGAAATCTGCACTGGAAAGACTTTCAGATCAAGCAGTAATCACTCCAACGCAGTTTGATGAATTAAGTACTGTCCTTCAACAGCAAGAATCATCTGGTGCAACAGCTAGAGCTGCATTCCAAGCATTGATGGATAAAATGGCAGAGATGGGAATTGACACAAGAAAAGTTATAAAAGCTTTTTCAGAAGATGTTCCGAAAGCTTCATCAACAATGAGCAAATCAGTTGCAACAGCATCCGAATCCGTATCATCCAAGACAAAAACTGGTTTTGGTCTCGCCAATACTGCCGTAAGCACTGCAATGGCTGGAATGAAAAAAAGCACAGAAAGCACAATGCCTTCCATTTGGTCGAAGATAAAGAACACGAATGATGATGTTGAAACCAATTCTAAAACAAACTGGGGAAATTCTGCAAGTGCTGTATCGACAGCTCTCGGAACCATGGACACCGATACCAAAGATATAATGGGTAAGGTTATGACAACCATTCAAAGTTATTGGTCTTCTGTTCTTATCAATACAAACCAGATTTGGGAAAAGGCTTCTGGCAAGGTTGATACAGAAACCGAAAACATGAAGACTTTTACAGAATCTAACTTATCTGGTATTTCAGATTATATCACCAGTCTGTTCAAAAATGATTTAACATCAATGGGTCGGGAAACTGCACAATCTTTCGCTAATGGTATGAAACAAGTTCGGCTACCAACATTAACATATCGAATCTCTGAATGGAGAAAGCATAACCTAGGAAACGGAAAAACCAGTTCTACACCAGTTTACAAGCCTAATTGGTACGCCAAAGGTGGTCTTTTCAATGGTGCACAGGTAATTGGCATCGGTGAAGCTGGTTCTGAAGCCGTTCTTCCACTGGAAAACCCACGAACAATGAAGAAGATTGCAGACAGCATTGTTTCCAGTTCGGACGGAAGCATGGGACTTACAAAAGAGGAAATGGCAAAAGCAGTAGCACAGGGAGTTGCAATGGCAATGAGCATGAACAGCGGAAATAAGAATCCGCAGTACATTATGAACAGCATTATCCTGGATGGAAGTGAGATTGCAAAAGCAGTAACAAAAGCCCAGAATGATACAGATAGCCGTTTCAAACCGTCCCCGGCATATTGATTTTTGACTGATTGTGTGATATAATTTTCTCAATGAAGAAGTACACACGGTCTTGATTTTTGAGCCGCTAAGAAGAAATTAATATTTCTCGATTTTGAGGAATTTTTATCTTACTTGGCGGCTCTTTTTTATTTTTTGGGGGGAGGAAACAACTTGATAGAAAAATTTAAAAAGATTTATGTTTTTAAGCATGAAGAAAAATACAAAATAGGGACAAGCCATTGCGTTAAAAGAAGACTTGAGCAGGTATCCTGTGGCTTTCCTTTTTCAGAAGTAATTTACGAAAGTAATTATTTGAAAAATCCATATTTTGTAGAAAATCAACTTCATAGAGTTTTTCAGAAATACAGAATTGGTGGAGAGTGGTTTTCTTTTGTTGATTTGAATTTAATTGATGAAACCATACATAAGATAGGCGAATATATTTCTGAAGAAGAAATGTGTTCAATTCAAAAGGAATATGTTCACTCTGTAAAAGAAAATGCTCTAAGGATTGAAAAGAAAATATTTGATTTTATTGGCTTATCCGATGAAAAACATATAGAACCATCAATAGAGAACGAAGAAATAGAAAAATTCACAAAAGCTATAGAAGGGATTGACGAGCCAAATATATACTCCGACTTAATATATCAAATTGTATTAGGCGGAAACACGGAAGGCCTTATAAAAAAATACAAACCAAAGAAATTTACAAGTTTTAGATTTTATTTATCTGATGAGCAAAATCTAAAAATAAAACAATTAACTGAAATTGCTGGTGCATTAATATGCAATGGATGGAATTACGAAGAAATAGAAGGCTTTCTTAATAAAATTGCGGCATAATTTTGAATTTTTAGACAGCCCGCATTTAAAATGAGGTCTGGAAAGGTTCGATTTAAAATGGAACATTTTTCACAGGGAGGAATATCATGTCATATAAAAATTACATCTTAATTCAAAAACATTTATTCCGTAGCGAATACATTTTCGCAGATACAGAAGAGTATCTGGCAGACCAACTTTTTAAGAATGAGAAAATCAGAGTGAATTTCGGAAAAGAATTTGGACATACAGAAGAGAAGTATCTTCTAATTTCCTGTAAAACCTGGAACAAAGATCAAGGCAAGTTTTTTAGAGCCATGGAAAAACTGAGGAATAAAATGCCACTGGCCGGGAAAACCGATTATGAGGAATTTTGTAAAGATATATTTAGTCTGTTTGAATGAATAATTTTGGTAAAATAAGGCTTTATCTGAAAAGCAAATAGCTCAAATAAGACCTTATTTTACTATTAATGATAGCAAATAAGCATTAAATAAGGAGTAAATAAGGAAAAAAAGTTTTAATTTACGATAAAATAATTTCTTATTTTTCATCAAATAAGAAAAAATAAGCGTTAAATAAGGATTTTATTTACGTGTAAGAATCTTTAAAACTCGTCATAATAGAGAAGATATTTTTAATTTGCAACTTTATTTTGTTTAATGCTAACAAATTATTGGAACTTTTATTTAAAAAATAAGTTGTAACATTACAGTAACGTTACAGTAACGGTATAGAATAAGAAATAGAATAAGAATTAGATTAAGATATAGATTTAGATTAAGAAAAAGAGAAAGAATTATATTTTGAATAATATCTAACGATATTATTATGTCAGATAAATCTGACGCAGAATAGGACAGGGAGGACACGCTATGATATTTTGGCTATCAATAATCATTTTTGCAGTCGGCGTTGTTATTCTGATTGCAAATAGAATAGGCGAATCTTTAAGCTGCGAATATGAGTATTCAAATGTGAGTGGATTTATATTGTCTTTTGGCGTGGTAATTTCTTTTATCGGTGTAGTATGGTTCCTGGTAGCTGGATTGATTTTACTTCTCACCAAAACCAATGTTACCGCCACCAGACAGGCAAATGCCGAGAAATACAAAGCATTGACTTATAAACTGGAAAATGAAGCTTGCCGAGATCAATTCGGACTTCTCAACAAAGAAATTATTGACGAGGTACAGAGATGGAATGTAAAAGTAACTTACTACAAAGCAATGGAGGATAACTTCTGGGTTGGAATTTATTATCCAGATGTGTATGGTGATCTGGGAACGATTGATTATGAGACATATGAGGGAGGACAAAAACCATGAAAAGAATCAAAGCACTACTGGCAACCATTATCTGTATTTGCATTATCACATGGCTAACAGGCTGTGCAGCGAATGACGATTACATGAATGACGTGAAAGGAAATCTTTCTGGTAATAGTTATACAATCTACACCTACGATAACTACGGTCAAAAGGTTATGACCACCACAGGGGACAAGATTAATATTGCCGGGAATAAAACTAAATCCAAGGGCTACGATAGTGAGGGAAATGAAACAACCAGCTACGATGTATCTTCCGTCATTACAATTCTGATTGACGGTAAAGAAATTGAAAGTTGTGGCGATACTTGTATTTTTGAACAAAAAGGATTGAAGCCAGAGGTTGATTTTACTCAGGAAGATATTATCAGTCATTCAACCGGAAAGATTTCAGAGAACACATACATATCCGGGATTGTGAATTATTATAAAAATTATTTCGGGAAATCCAGGGTTGTAGTAATCAAATCTCAACTTGGACAGCCGATAGCAGCATATTCTGGTGACGAGGTGTTCTGGAAAATCCCGGACGATCTGCCTAAAATGACAAAGCTAATGATTGACGGAAAAGCTCTTTATATTCATAGGGCAAATTTCCAGATTATTGATAAAGAATTACTGCGATAGAATAATCAAATCCGTTTCAAAACTTCTCACCCGATAAAATATAGGCACAAACCAAGAAAATTGATTTTTGAGCAAAGAAATCAACTAATTATGGAGAAAGGTAACAATGAAAATGAACAGACCATTATTTGAACCAGGAGATATTGTGCAGCACTTCAAACGAGAAACCATCAAGGAGCCGCACAACAACGAGTATTTGTATAAGATTGTTGGATTCGCTCAACATACGGAAACAGGAGAAGATCTGGTGATATATAGAGCCTTGTATGGTGACAAGCAATTATTTGCCAGACCAAAAAATATGTTTTACAGTGAAGTGGATCACGAAAAATATCCAAATATCAAGCAGAAATATAGGCTTGAAAAATATCATGGAGTGCTTTACACTGATGGACTTTAAACAGACTTATTTTTCCATCTGGCAGGAAATATGGAACCTACACAAGAAGTATGCCTTTATCTCAAAGGACGATATTCCGCAGTGGGAAAATCTCACCATGGAAGCAAGCCAGATTCACGATAAATACGCTGATTCGGTCGGTTCGAAATTTGCCGAAGCTCTTTTGTTTGCTGTAACTGCGGAAATTGATAGAAAAGCGAAATAGGGCTTTCGGAATACGTCCCAAGGTGGTACAATATGGGTATCATACTAAGGAGGGGGATATTTATGGCACTGATTAAATGTCCAGAATGCGGCAAGGAAATAAGTGATAAAGCGGCAAGTTGCCCGAACTGTGGATTCCCGATAACACAGGGAAATGTAACACAGGAACCGCCACAGAAGCAAAAGGAATACGACATTGAGATGTTAGATTCCATGAGAATCAAGGCTTCAAAAGCGAATATTGAGGTTTACTACAAAGGAAATTTGTTACTTGAAGCGAATCCTATGGATTTTGTATTGAATTATGATAAGGAAGAACCAGACGATTTAGGAAGAGTACAGTTGAAAGTTGCTTTTTCAATTCCGAAATATGCAAAGCCTTTCAAAATTTGCTTATCAACAGGTTCTTCTGCATATGAACAGGCAAAGGAATTTACAACAGAGATTGCGGAGAAGTATTTCAAAAAACAATATGTTGTTGAATGGTATATGCTAGACAAGAGTGTAATGGATAATTGCGACAGGGGCGAAGCAAACAAGGCCAGAACAACTATTGAGAATATCGAAAAACCTAAAACATATTCTGCACCAGAACCACAGTACACGCCACAGCCGACAGCTACCAAGAAAAAGAAAAAAGGGGGATGCGCAAACTATTTTGGTTTTATCTGCCTTGTGTTTATTCTAATTGGCTGGTATTCATCTAAAACAGAGAAAACAGCAGATACATCCAAAACGCAGACGGAAAAATCCAGTAGTTACGAAAGAAAAGCAACTCCTACAGTAGAAGAGAAAAAACAGAATGTGGCTCCAATTACTTTTGATGATGAATTACAAACATTTAATTCTGGTGAATATTCTTATATCACTGACAGCGATTTATATAAATATGCAGTCAATATGAGCGGAGCTAAAATTTATACTGTAGCAACAATAAGTGAGATTAAAGACAATAAGGTGCAAGTTACTATTGGTGATAAATACATGATGAGTAATTTTAATGTATCTGATAGTAAATTGTATGCAAAATATGAAAGCGGTCTTAAAGATGATGATGTGGTTGCTATTCTTGGAACAGTATCAAATGTAGATTCATGGGGATTTATGGGAGATTCCATAAATTTAGAGAATTGTATGGTATTTGCAAAAGGTGATGAAGCTAAAAGCTATAAAAAGGATGCTTCAGATGATAGTTTATCACAGTATTTTGTAGTGACAGAAGAAGTTGCTAATTCAAAAGAAGTTTCAGAGGACGAATACAAGGCACTTTGCCAGACGTTAGATTATAATGATATATTGAGAAATCCAGACAGTTACGATAAAAAACATTGTGTTGTCTCTGGAACAATAGATCAGTCATTAGAAGGAATATTCGGTGGATATACGTTGTATATTGTTGACGGAAACGGTAATAAATGGGATTGTTCATATAGCTATGAGGATGGCGAAACACATTACCTAGAAGGAGATTGGGTAACCGTATACGGAACTTGTAGCGGAACATTAAATTCTACAACACTTCTTGGGAAACAAGTTACATTGCCAAGCATAGATGTTGAATACATTAACTGATAAGATTAGGGCTAGGGATTTCTCCCTAGCCTTTTTACCCTTTAAATATTCGTCCGCAATCTCTACACTGATATTTGGTAGAAAACAGACCATGACCGATTATCTGGACATTAGCACTTCTGCAAGACCATTTCGGACATTTTATTTTTCCTGTTATCTTGTCTATTTTCTTTCTTTTTCTCATTTAAAATCCCCCTCTTTAGTATGATATACATATTTTACCACTCTAACATGAATAGTGGAATAGGAAATTTGAAAAAAGTTAAAATAATGCTTGACAGGATTGTTGCTACACACTATACTAGGATTGTAGCAACGAAGAAAGAGAGGTGATATAAATGGCTGCTATGAAAATCGGAACAAAATTAACTGACAATCCAAAAGACTATATGTTAAGGACAAGATTAGACAAGAAAACTCTTCAAAAACTGGATGCTGTTGCACTTGAAAAGGCTACTACAAGGTCTGAAATTGTAAGAATTGGGATTGAAATGCAGTATGATAAAATGTTCCAGAGTGATAAAAAATAAGAGATTCCCGACCGACCAAAGTTAAGAATCTCTTAAATGCTTCTGCCACCAAATAGGAGGCTATACAAATTATAACACTGTATACCTCCTGTTTGCAAATAAAAAATTAAAATTTCACAGGAGGATTTTTATATATGAACGAAATCACAATTAACACAGCAAGCCAGACACCTATTGAGATTGCACTTGGTATTGATGAAGAGGGTATGACTACTGCCAGAAAGTTATATGCTTTTCTTGAGTTAGCGCCACAAAATTTTGCTAGATGGTGTAAGAGAAACATTGCAGAAAATGATTTCGCAACCGAAAATGAGGATTATTTGCGACTCTTCCTTGAGGAGGAGACACCGACAGGTGGCGTTATTCAAAGAGAAGATTATAAACTCTCTGCCAGCTTTGCAAAGAAACTTTCTATGCAGTCAAAGAGCGCCAAAGGTGAACAAGCCAGACAATATTTTCTCAAAGTAGAGGACAAATTAAAAGAAACAGTTCGCCACCCAGTACCAATGACTATTCCCGAACAGATTCAGCTTCTAGCACAGGGAAACGTAGAACTGAATAAGCGGATTGACGATATTCAGACAGAGTTTGAGACTTTGAAAATGGATTTACCGATTCTCCCGATTGAAGCGGAGAAAATCACGGAAGCCGTAAAGAGAAAAGGAACACTGGTACTTGGTGGCAAGGAATCCAATGCTTACAATAGCCGTTCCATTCGCCAGAAGGTTTACAGTAACATTCATTCCAACCTGCGCTACCAGTTCCAGGTCAAAAGCTACAAGGCAATTAAGAGAAGCCAGGTTGAACAGGCGGTCAAGATTATTGGAGAATATAAACCGCCAGTTTTCTTGAAGAATGAAATTGATACAGAAAATGCACAGCAGAGATTCTTTTAATTAGATTTTCACAGGGATACACAGGAGGAAAAATAAAATTTCCAAAAATATAGAAAATCTAGTTGACTTTTGCTAGCAACTATTATATTATATTGCTAGCAACTAAAAGAGAGGTGATTTTGTGGTTGCTAGAAAAGATGGCTCCGAATACTTTAAAAAGCGTCGTGAAACTATCGGACAGTTTAGTGTTTCAGTGAAACGAGAAAAACTCGAAGCATTGGATAAAAAACTGAAAGAAAAAGGTCAGACAAAGACCGCATGGCTAAACGAAAAGATTGACGAAGAAATCGGAGAATAACTGAAAATGGGTATCCGCTAGCCCTAGGAAAGTTGACGGATACCCACACCAAAAAGGTATATGTAAATATTACTACAATATACCTCCATGGGTCAACTATTTTTTCTTGAATTGGAGGGATTTTCTATATGAACGAATTACAGATTTTTAATAATCCAGAATTTGGAAATATCAGAACAACTATGATTGACGGAGAGCCTTGGTTTGCTGGAAAAGATGTAGCAACGGCACTTGGATATAAAAATACTGCGGATGATATCGGAAAGCATGTAGACTTTGACGATAAGCTGACATCGCAAATCACGATTGCAGGTCAGAAAAGAGATGTAACGGTAATCAACGAATCCGGTCTTTACGCCCTTATTTTCGGAAGCAAGTTAGAATCCGCAAAGAAATTTAAGTCGTGGGTTACAAAAGAAGTACTCCAATCCATTAGAAAGACGGGAACCTATGATTATCCAGTTCTTTCTGGAATCTCCAAAGAATTACAGGCAGTTATCGTAGTAGACAAGCGAGTAACCCAGGTAGAGCAGAAAGTTGACACCGTGAAACAGGAATTGGAAGATTTCAAACAGGATTTACCTCTTCTTGGCGTAGAGATGGACAAGGTGACAAATGCCGTGAAATCAAAAGGAACAAAGGTCTTGGGCGGAAAGTCCAGCAATGCCTATAAAAATGGCTCTCTGAGAGCGAAACTGTACAGAGATATTCACAATGAGGTGCGCCGACAGTTTGGCGTGACTACATATAAGGCAATCAAACGGAAACAGTGCGAGAAAGCGGTAAAATTGGTTGAAGATTATAAGCCACCGATTTATCTGGAAGAACTGATTGACAACGAGAACGCACAGGAAAGAATGTTTTAACAGGATACGCGGATTACACAGGAGGAAAATAAAATGACAGAAAATATGGATAGAGAAAACACAATGTTCGAAGTAGAGGACAGTATTGATAAAATCAAGTTCCTTTTGGATGATTTCATGGAACAGTACGGATTTAATGACCCAGAAAAAATGGACGAAGAGAAAAGATTTTTCTTTGCGTACAACAAGGACTTTATGACCATGAAACTGTTGATTTTGAATGATTACGCCAATAAAGCAAGACAGAAATTTAAGGCTCTTGAATCTATGGAGCAGAAAGCGTGATATTATGGCAAATAGAATCCAGTTCAATGACTTTCAGAAAAAGAGCGTGTACGCCAAGTGCAACGGAAAATGTGCGATATGCGGTAAACCTGTCAAATTCAAGAAAATGACAATCGACCACATTACGCCGTTGTCTCGTGGCGGCACCAATGATATTAAGAATCTGCAACTGGCGTGTAAGCGTTGCAACAGCATGAAGAGCAACATGACAATGGATGATATGATGGGGCAGATTTCCGAGATTTTGAAGTATAACCGCAAACAGAAATTGATTAGAGTGTTGGGAGGAAGTGTGGAATGAATTACTATAAGACAGAGATCATTAATCTCGTACAGAATTGCGACAATAGCCACTGGCTAGAAGTGATTTATACGTTTGTAAAAAGATTATTGAAATGATACCATAGTATACTGAATGATACTTTCACCGTATGTTATAATATAAAATCATAATAAGCAAATTTTAAAGCGTTTACCTTTCGGGGTAGGCGCTTTTTTGTTGCCAAAAATGAGGACAAATTTTTGAATTTTTCTCTTTATAGTATGAAACTTTAAATAAATTAAGGGGGATATATCCCCCTTTCTGAGGGTTAGCATATGGCAGAAGCATTTTTAAAAGTGGATGGGGTAGCATTGCCTTGTCCTTCTTCTTTTACATGGGGGTTACAGGATATATCGGCGGCAGAATCTGGCAGAACAGACGATACGACCATGCATAAAAATAGAGTTGGACAGAAACGAAAGCTGTCTGTAGGTTGGAATGGCCCAGATTGGGACACTGCTTGCAAAATTATACAGGCAGTAAATCCAGAGTACATACAGGTCACATATCCAGACTTGCTATCTGCAAATAAACACGAAACCAGAACATTTTATGTTGGGGACAGGGAATCACCCTTTAAATGCTGGTGGATAGGAAATGAGCGCATGGAAGGACTTAAATTTGATTTTATCGAGAGGTAAGATATGCGAAATTTATCAACGGAATTTAAAGAACAACAGAATAGTGGGAACCGTAACTATCTGAAATATGCAGATTTTACCTTTACGGACGGAAGCACATTATCCATTACCGACAAAGATTTATGGTCTAATGGCTTCAAATTTGAGGATGCAGTATCGCAAAGTGGTTCTTTTGATATCGGCGCAGCTATCGTAAATAAGCTGACATTGCAGATCAACAACTTTTCTGGAAAGTACACAGATTACATCTGGGATGGAGCAAGGGTTGTTTGCTATATTGGACTTGAATTATCTACTGGTATTGAAAAAATCCGTATCTGTACTATGACGGTAACAGATGCTCCATATCAAAGCACTGCAATTATCAGCCTAACCTGTGAAGATTCCATGCGATTATTTGATCGTGATTATTCAGAAAGTAAGCTGTCCTATCCGGCAACCAGATTACAGATCATCCAGGATGCTTGCGAGGTGTGCGGAGTAACACTTCAATCTACAAGGTTTGATAATGATGATTTGATAATACAGAATCGACCAGACGATAGCAGTATTACTTTCAGACAGGTAATTGCATGGGTAGCACAGATGGGCTGCCAGTGGGCGAAAACAGATGCATACGGCAGATTATGCCTTGACTGGTATAAAAATGAAGTGCCGGACGATTTTTATAATGAGGAAGAAGTCCCATGGAAAGATATTGAAGGGAAAGATATCTTAGATACCACTGGCGCGCAGATTATTACGACTATGCAAACCGGAATTTCTGCGATTGATACAAATGGATTTACACCATGGCTGTACGATATTGAAATAACAGGTGTAAAAGTTACAGAATACGTTGAAAATTCTTCTCAAAATGAAGCGAAAACATATCAGTCGGGGAAATCTGGCTATGTTATCGAAATCAGTGATAATAAGTTGATTCAAGAAGGCTCTGGTGAGAAAATATGCCAGATTATCGCAGACAGGTGCGTGGGACTGAAATTCAGACCGTTTACCACAGGCGCATTGACTAATATAGCATGGGAAGCTGGTGACAGCATTGCAATTTCTGATAGAAATGGGAAACAGTATAAGAGCTTCCTAACTTCTGTTACTTTGAATCCAGGCGCATTTGAGCAACTTGAATGCAGTGCTAAGAGTGTATCTAGGAATAAGCAGAAACAGTATACACTTAACCAACAGATGCAAGCTGAAAACAAAAAGAACTTAAAAGATGAACGTACCGCCAGAGAAAAGGCACTGGAAGAATTATCACAACGCCTTGCGGAATCTTCTGGAACATACACGACAGTAGAAACACAGCCGGACGGAAGCAAAATCTATTATCTTCATAATAAGCCACAGTTGTCCGATTCTGATATTATATGGAAAATGACTGCGGAAGCATGGGCTGTTTCTACAGATGGTGGGCAACATTGGAATGGTGGCATGACAGTTGATGGTGATGTGATTGCCAGAATCCTTACGGCTACAGGTGTTAATGCAGATTGGATTAATACGGGAACCATTAAGGCTATTGATAAAGATGGAAACATAACTTTCCTGGTTGATGTAACAACAGGAAGGGTTGTTATTAATGCGGATTCCGTACAAGTCAAGGGAAAAGATGTTAATGCGATTGCAAAGGAAAAAGCAGAAACAGAAGTAAATAATTTTATAAGCAATACATACACAACTGATATCAATAATTTGCAGTCTCAAATCGACGGACAGATTGAGACTTTTTTTTATGACTATGAACCGACCTTGCAGAATATCCCGGCTTCCGAGTGGACTACCAACGAAGAACGAAAGAAACATGAGGGCGACCTATTTTACTGGAAATCCAGGGGATATGCGTACCGTTTTATGCAAGATGGGGCAACTTGGAAATGGCAATTGGTACAAGATACCGATATCACGTTAGCACTTGCCGCCGCAGAAAAAGCGCAAGATACGGCAAATCATAAGCGCAGAGTATTCGTAGTTCAGCCAGAGCCACCTTATGACATTGGAGACTTATGGACACAAGGCTCTAATGGTGATTTGATGAGATGTAAAGTTGCCAGAGCAAGCGGTTCTTATTCTGCTTCAGATTGGGAAAAGGCTTCAAAATACACAGATGATAGTTCTTTAGATTTATTTATCAATGGCGTTTTTAAAGATTCTCTTAATTCTTTAAAAACACAGATTGATGGAAAAATTGAAACTTGGTATCAGCCAAACGACCCTTCTCTTAAATGGACAAAAACAGAGGAACAACCATGGTGCGATATTGACGGAAACAAGATTCTGGATGAATCCGGGAATGAAATTATCTTGGTATGGGAATCAGAGAAAGCAGAGCATGAAGGTGACCTTTGGCACAATACTTCTGATAACACTCAATGGATTTACAAATCCGGTATTTGGCAACCACAATCCATACCAAATGAGCTGTTAGACAAGATAGATGGGAAGTCATCTGTCTATATGGTTCAGCCAAAACCGCCATATTACGAAGGTGACTTGTGGGTGACAACCAATAGTGAAGGAAAGGCTTCCCTCAAAACATCCACTGTAAATCGTGTTGGCGGAGCGTTTGACGCATCCGATTGGATTGATTTCAAGTATGCAGACAAAGACGATATTAAAAATGCAATTGATAAGTATGATACCAGTCTTGGACAGGATGAAGTGTTCAATAAACTCACAAAAGGCGGCACTGAACAGGGAATCTATATCAAAGATGGAAAAGTATACATTAATGCAAAATATATTCTGGCTGGACTGCTTGCTGGTGAGAGAATCAATGGTCGAGGACTGAAAGTTATTGATGACGACAATAATGTGACTTTAGAAATCGACAGCAACGGAAATGTTATTCTAGCTCCAAAGACTTTTTCGCTACAAGGAAAGACGGTCGATGAGATTGCTAATAGCTCAGCAAAATCAGCTGTCGATGGACAGACACAAGTCGATATTTTCAGCAAGCTTACCAATGGTGGCAAGGCACAGGGAATTTATTTAGACGAAAACGGAAACATTTATGTAAATGGACAATTTATTAAAGCGTTGAGCATAGCCGCTAATGCTCTAGCAGCTGGTTCTATTACCACAGAAAAATTAGATGCTAAGGCGGTCACGGCTGAAAAAATGTCCTTGAATGAGCTTGCGGCAATTGGAGCCACTATAGGCGGATTTACGATTCAAAACAACAGAATTTATAATAAAAAAAATGGAACCCTACAGATTTCCGTAGGAAATGAATATAACGCTCCATCAATGCTTGCTATGGATGCACAAGGACAATTTATTAAATACAGCGCAAGTGGTATTGCATCCTCTTACGCTAACTCATTAAATTTAACACCACATAATACAACAACAGAAAGTGGCTTTACAGACGGTTCAAAACATTATCTGGGAAGAACACAATTCAATTCAGATGTTAGTATTTTTGGCGATTTTAAGGTTTCTGGAACAAAATCCATAATAGCTGACACTGAAAACTATGGAGAACAGCTATTTTACTGCTACGAGACTCCAACTCCAACTCTGGGAGATTTTGGCGGTGGCGTAATCGGAGATGACGGAATCGCAATCATTATGATTGATGATATATTTCAGGAATCGACCGACACAGGAATCGAGTATTATGTGTTCTTACAGAATGAAGGAGAGGGACAAACATGGATAGCTGAAAAGACAAATACTTATTTCAAGGTAAAAGGAACACCAGGCTTGCATTTTGCGTGGGAGCTGAAAGCAAAGCAGAAAAATAAAGAATTTATACGCTTTAATGCCGGAAAAGAAGATAGGGAAGTTAATTTTAGATTGAACGACATTGAGAATGAAATGTTCTCGGAAAGAGAAAAACTAATTCAAGAAATGGAAGGAGAATTATTATGAGCGTGATTAAAAAGCTTACATCATTTATGAAACTGTCAACAGGAGAGGGCGATAGAATCGCCTTTACCTACTCAACGATTGATACCGAAAGTGGAAAGGTTTTGAGCCAGAACGAGAAAGGAAATTTTCTCATTTTTGACGATGGGCTTTCGGCAAACATTAAGGCAATTGAAGACTATATCAATAAAAATCAGTTGAATTAAAGGAGGACAGCAACATGCCGAAATGGACTGAATACACATCAAAAAATACGTTAGCGGATAATGACGAAGTAATGCTGTATGACGCAACTGCGAGAGCGAATAAGCGCGGATTAATGAGCAAGTTTTGGGATTATGTAGTTGATAAAATGGCAACGGCTGTTATCTCGAAATTAGAGACTAATAACAAGACAATCATCGGGGCAATAAATGCACTAAATGGTGATAAGGTGCCGAAAAAAGTCTTAATTCTTAGTGATGAAGCTAGTGTCAGCACTATACTTAATAGCGTAAGCGCTGGCGATGGTTGTAATTTACTTCCTGTATGGGGAACAATTGGCGGATTGTACAGCGGCTGGGCTTGGGGGATTGTACTCGCTGGGCAAAACAATATAAATTTCATTGGGGTGGAAAACGCTTCGAAAAAATTAGCGGCAGCGCAGTATTCTAATGGTAAATGGGTAAAAATATTATGACAGTGAGCTAAGATAAAAATGGCTTTAATTTAAATTCCATTCTCCCAAGTTCCGGTTGTATTTAAAAGTTACAGTTAAAAATTATAAAATTTTTCTTCTGTACACATCGGAATACCATGAACCAGAGTATATTTGCAATGTATTTTTATCAATAAGTTTGAACTCATCATTAGTGCTACTAATTATTGACCAATAATCAACATAATTTCCAAGTAAACAGTATTGACCGGTTGAGGCGAAAAACTCATAGACGCCAAAACTTAATGCAGATAAATCTACTTGATAGAAGTTTGTTTCTCCGGTATATCCTATTTTTTCAATCTTTGTCTCACTATAGAGTTTATTGGAGAAGTAAGAAAAAAATAACAAAACACTACCAAACATAAAATGAATATGCTATAATCAGCATATCAAAATCGGAACGACAAAAAAGGGAGCTGAGTTCCCGACTACCAATCAAAAAACTCAGCTCCAAGCACCACAAAGGGTACAGTATTATTATAGCACAGTACTCTCCCTTTGTGAACCCAAAAGGAGGGATTTTTATGATGAGAGAACAATTTTCAAATGAATTCACCGCCAAACTTTACGGAAAAGTGTCTGATGAAGTCTTAAAACTTGTCCAGAATGAATTGTTTCTTCACGTACAGGACTATGATATTGAGCGTAGGGAAACAGCCATTGGCAAATACAAGGGATATTTGCCAGAATGTTTTAAGATTTACCTTGTAAGTCGAAAAATTGAGGGACTAAGTAACAAAACAATTGAATTATATCAAATGTATCTGGATGATTTCTTTTCTCGAATGGATAAAGATATTTCTGATATTACTTCAAATGATATTCGAGCATATTTGTATTACACACAGAAGGAACGGAATATAAGCAATCGTACATTGGATAGTCGCAGGTCAGCGCTTCATGCTTTTTTCGAGTGGGCTGCAAATGAGGGGTATATCGGGAAGAATCCTTGCAGAGCAATAAAAGTTATTAAGTATGAGAGAAAAGAACGAGAAGGACTTACAGCTATTGAATTGGAAAAAGTCCGAATGGCATGTAAAAATGTTCGAGAAAAGGCTTTGGTAGAATTTTTGTACAGCACTGGTGCCAGGGTTACGGAAACTTGCACAATTAAGATTTCTGATGTGGACTTTGAAAAAGGAGAAGTATGGTTATTTGGAAAAGGAAGTAAGCACAGGAAATCATACATTACAGCAAAGTGCGCCTTGTATCTTTCCGAATATCTCAATAGCAGAGATGATAAATCCGAATATCTTTTCGTATCGGAAAGAAAGCCACACAATTCTTTAAAGAAAGAAGCTATCGAGAGAGTTATAAGGAATCTCGGGAAACGATCTGATATTGGAAGAGAGTTATTTCCACATTTGTTTAGACATACAGTTGCCACAGATATGATTCAAAAATCAATTCCTGTTACTGATGTCCAGAGAATGCTTGGCCATGTTAGTGTAAATACCACTATGATATACGCAAAAGTAAAAGATGAAGATGTGAAGTATAATCACCGTAAATATATAGGATAAAGAGTTTGTGCTAAAGAGCATTCCATTTGGGGTGCTTTTTATTATGCACTTTTTAACCTCAATAATGAAAGGAGAACATACATGAATATCAATACCTCATTAATCAGCAACAACAACAGTTACGCAGGACAAACACCTCTGTATATTGTTATTCATAATACAGATAATACAGCCAAGACAGCAGACGCTAAGGCACACGCCACTGCACAGCATAACGGCAATTTTAAAGGCTATTCAGCCCACGTATTCGTTGATGATAAGTCAGCATATCAAGCCTTGCCGTATAATCGCGGAGCATGGCATGTTGGGGTAAATTACGGCGGTAAGCTTTTTGGAACTGTAAACAATCACAACTCTATTGGAATTGAAATGTGTATGAATGCCGGATATAACTACGAAAAAGCATTCCATAATACCGTTGATGTGTGTAAGCAGCTTATGAAGAAATACGGAATCCCAGCAAGCCGAGTAGTGCAGCATTACGATGTGTGCGCTAAGAATTGTCCATCCGTTATCCGCGGAAAAGGTGACTGGGATAGATTCAAGAAGCTTATTTCTAGCGAAACCACAACAACATCAACCACAAAACCGACAGCAAAGGTTGACAAGTATTACCGTGTCCGCAAGACCTGGAAGGATTCCAAGAGCCAGATAGGGGCTTACAAGTCACTGGAAAATGCGAAAAAAGCTTGCAAGGCTGGATATACTGTGTTTGATTGGAACGGAAAAGTAGTGTATTCCATGACAGCAAAGAAAAGTGTAGCCCAAGTTGCAAAAGAGGTAATCAACGGCGAATGGGGGAACGGACAGGATAGACGAGACCGTCTGGAATCCGCTGGCTACAATTACGCAGAAGTACAGAAAAAAGTCAATGAATTACTGAAATAATAATACTCCCGGGGTTTTCCCGGGAGCTATTTAAATGTCGTATATTCCTCAAATTCGTTTCTTATTTTTGCATAATCTTTTCTTCTGATCGGCACTGTATTTCCAGAAAACATAAGGAACGAAGTGTTTATTTCTTTTATCTCATCCATGTTTATTATGTAGCTCTGGTGACACCTCAAAAATCTGGAATCCAGTAATTCTTCAATATCGGATAGTTTACATCGTTCCGTATAAACTATACCGCAAGTGCAGTGGATAATGATGTATTTGTTTCGGCTCTCAATATATTCTATATTTTGAAACTCCACCCGATGAATAAAGTCTTTTCCTTTTATCATAAGAGTGCTTTTGCTGATATGTTCCAGAGCATAATTGAAAGCAGTATACATTCTGCCGTTTTCAGATCCTTTTATAATATAGTGTACCGGGAGTATATCAAGAGCTTCAAAAACATACTCTTTATGGGCTGTCCAGAAAATAATATTTCCGTTATATCCGCTGGATCTCAATTCCTTTGCAACTTCAATTCCATTTTCTTCTCTCAAAACGATATCCAAAACCACAATATCATACCACTCGCCATCTGCCACATCATCAATAAGTGGCTGCCCTTTATCATACGGAGTAATCAATGCTTTTATATCACCATTTCGTTTGAGAAAATTATTAATCCGATGCATAAATATATCAATCTGGATTTCGTTATCATCACATATTGCAATTCGCATTCAAATCATCCCTTTTCATGTAAAATTCGCCACCAGAGGTGCTAATTTCGCCATTTCCTGTGTAATTGTATATTTTTTGATACAATGTTATTGTAATACATTAAGATGATAGTGTAAAGGGGATGGATTCATGGAGAAACATAAAAAAATCATAATTGTGTTTATACTGATATTCGTGCATGTGCTCTTGATTCAATATGTTTACTTCTGCCCGGATCGTAGTATTATCTTTGGGAGGAATAAAACTATCGAAACTGCAAAAGCAGAGGTAAAACAGGTTGTCCATGAGCGCTATAAATCCCTCGCTGACAAGCATCCAGCCCCTTTATTTCTATCTATTATTATTACGATTTGGAAAAACAAAAATCACAATATTTACACAAAAAGACTTATAATTCATAGAAAAATCAGGAGAAACCAGTTTGCCAGAAAGGACTTGAGTGGAGATGATTCCGTCCCATTATATGGTTATGAAAACATGATATAATTTAATAAACAAGAACAGATGTTTGGAATATTGGGAGGGATTTACGTGGATTACAAGAAAGAAATTATTAAATTATTAGACAAATTAGACGAAAGAAAACTTACACTTGTATTTTGGCATATAAAAGGGCTTCTTGGAATCAAATAAAAAGAGGGACAGATTTTTTCTGCCCCTTTTCTTTTTATTCATCATTCATTCCGACAAGTTCTTTTGCTTTTTGCTCAAGCAATTCCCACTCATCTGCGGTGAGGTTGGCTAAAACAGAGATTAATCTTTTCTTGAAATTATCAGATTCACCACTCAGGGCTTCGCCCACAAATTTTTCAATCTGAATGTCTCTTGTGGTAGATTGTTTCATTGGTTCTTCACCAGTGAGAAGCCATTCTCTTCTTATTCCATATTTTGTACAAATCAGGCTTATTACTGCATCTGATGGAGTTCTTCTTCCAGATTCATAACTAGATATATTGGAAAGAGGAAGTTCTAACGCATCTGCAAATTCTTGCTGATTCTTTATATGGAATTCTTTTCGTATCCGTTTTAAACGGTCTTTCATTATCTTCACCTCCTTATTAAGTATTGTACATCATAGTGAATAAGAAATCAACAATAACAATTGTACAAAGTACAAAATTTATGCTTGACAGATATTGTACGTAGTGATATATTAAGAATGTACAAAGTACAAAACACTTTGCCGATTAAATAAACCGGGCGACCTACAAAAAAGGGAGGAGGGGAACAAAGTGCTGAATAACTTGAAAAAAGTTCTTGACGATAAAGGAATCACAATTAGAGCTTTTGCAAAAGTTTTGGAAGTCGATGAGAGGACAATACAGAACAAGTTAAAAGGGAAAACGCCTTTTACTTATCCAGAAGTGGTAATTGCGAAAAAAGAACTTTTTCCAGAATATGACATGGAATACTTATTCAGAGATGAATAACAAAAAGTCGACAGGAGTGCTGTCCTATCGACTTTTGCCTAAATTTGTTTACCCTATGTGTTTTGCAGACTGATTGCGTACTTGCTTTCAGCCACATTCTCAGCACAAAATGTTTCCTTGAAACACTTCGCCACTTACGCAGTTTTGGTTCTGCGATTGAGTTAAAAAGTTTAGCTGCCCATTAGTTGGCGAATGTAGGAATTTCGTTCACCTCATTGAACGAAATTGCTTAACGTACTTTGGTAACGCAGTTCACTCTGCCTGCGACCTACAATAAGGAACAGGGCAAATCCAAAAGTTTGGTCATAACAATCCACTCCTTTCATTGCCCATTATCAGGGGATGAAATAATTTTAACACATAGGAAAAATATTTTCAACATAAAGTGAGGTGAAATTATGTCAGAAAAAGAAAAAAAAATCATTGAATCAATCGCTAAAGCCGTTCCGAATATGTCTGAATTTGACAAAGGATATTTCCTTGGAGTTGGCGAGACAATTGCCAAATACAAAAACAATGGCAAAGAAGAAAAAGTTGAGAAAAAGACTGAGAAAGGAGAGATTATAAGGAGAATATGACAATTATCAAATTTAAAAATGGGGAAACAATCGAAATTCCGTGTGTGTTCCCAGATGATATTGTGAAACCAGACATTAGAGATCAACTGATACGTTTGGAATGGGATGACGCTGGAAAGCAATATTGTTTGAAATTTAACCCAGTAGATGTGCTCTATGTAAAAGAGATTACATAAAGCACACCAGATAATTATTTAGCTGATGGGTATTCTGTTGCAGTTGCTTTTCCAACTTTGACAGGTTCTTTGCTTAACAAGGTAAGAAATTCATCGTTGTATGCGTGGTACAATTTAAGAATTTCTTTTGAACCAGAACCTTCCTTAACTGCTTTGGCAACAGCCAAGTCGTGAGCAATTTGAAAGTTATCCATTATTAACACCTCCTTCCTAAAGGAGATTATATCACAGAAAGGAGACTAATGAACGAATTACAGATTTTTAATTCGCCAGAGTTCGGAGATATTCGGACAGTAATGGTTGAAAACGAACCAATGTTTTGTTTATCTGATGTTTGCAGAGCGTTGGAGATAACAAATGTTGGAAATGTAAAACAACGGTTATCCGAAAAGGGTATCCGTACTATGGATACCCTTACAAAAGGTGGAAACCAGAAACTTCTGTACATCAATGAAGCTAATTTGTACAAAACAATATTCCAAAGCCGAAAAGAATCAGCACAACGTTTTACAGATTGGGTGACAGATGAAGTCCTACCATCCATTCGCAAGCATGGCGGTTACATTTTAGGACAAGAAACTCTTTCTGATGAAGAATTGATGGCGAAAGCAATTCTGGTAGCAAAGAAGAAAATCGCAGAGAGAGACAAGATTATCGAAAAGCAAAGACTAAAAATTGAAGCAGACAAGCCGAAAACGATCTTTGCCGATGCAGTGTCAACCAGTCACACATCAATTCTTATTGGGGATTTGGCAAAACTTATCTGCCAGAATGGATATCAGATAGGGCAGAAACGATTATTCCAGTGGATGAGAGAAAATGGTTATCTGATGGTCTCTGGAAGTTCTCGGAATATGCCAAAACAGAAATATGTCGAACAGGGGTTATTTGAAATCAAAGAATCCAGTGTTCAGAACCCAGATGGTTCAGTAAGAATCACTCGAACGACAAAAGTCAGTGGGAAAGGACAGCTATATTTCGTGAATAAGTTTTTAGGACAGGATGATGCAAGTTGAAAGAAAAAGAGATTCTTGTCGAAATATTAAAAGAGCTCCAAGCTATTCATAATATCCCGGAGCCCTCTAAAAAGAAACGTATTTTTGAAATTAATATTGATGGGAAAAGCATTTCAAAATGTGTTTCTGATGGAATTACTTCTGCTGTTCAGAAATCAATTGATGATTAGAAATTATGGAGAGGGAAACACAATGAATGTTGAAAAATATTTATCTGAAAAGCTGTCAAGCCATGAGGGACAGAAATATTTAGAATTTAGAAGAAGAAACGGACAGGAAGCAGACGAACTCTACAAAAAAGTAAAAGCTGAAATTGCCGAATGCCATCTGTCCGTTACGGAAGCAAAAGGGTTCTTAGAATTTATGAAGTTGGTTATTGAAGAGCTTTCATATATTCCGGTCAAAGAATGACTTCTGTGGTAATGCTTTTAATATCAAAACCGTCAGAATCAAATACATCTTGAATTTCATTTGCGGTATGAAGCATTGAAAGAATTTCTTTTGAATACGGATGTTCTTTGCCGCAGTTTGGACACGAAATTTTATCAGCACTTATTGCTTCATTCAAGTAGTAGCTACAACGACAGTTACAAGAAACTTTTATTTGTAGAAACATTTTAACACACCTCCTTTCTGAACACATTATACCATTCAGAAGGAGAGAATAAAAGAAAACAGGGAGGAAAAACAATGATTAAATTTGAAAACGGTTTAGTTAATATTTCTGGTAAAGGGATTGATATTCTTGCAGAGTACGCAGTTATCACCCATGAAATTAAAGAGATGTTCGTAAAAGATGGTGGAGAAGAGGAAGAAGTAAACGAGCAGCTTAGACATTCATTCGAGCATGGTCTGATGAACGAGGAAGAACTTGATAAAGAAATCAAGGAAAAGTTCAAACAGGTAGATGCAATTATTCCGATTGTTTCGCTTCTGGAAGAAATGCTTAAAACATTTGGAGCAAAAGAGGAGGACTAGAAATGGGAGAAACTAAAAGCACAGATTTTGTACCAGAGAACGCAAATGAGGAATACGCAGTTTTAATCGGAAGATTGAAAGCATTTGAAGCGTATGCAAATAGCCAGCAAGGAACGCTTCTCGAAAAGCAGATTTGCCTTGCAATGCTTGGGCTTAATGAAAAGCCAGAAACAAAAGAGAATTAAGTTGCCCTGGAAGGTGCGGCAACACCAACCAGGACGGTATCTAACTAAGAATGAGTTAGTTAAATACAGGATTATTATAACACAACCTCCTGTATTTGACAAACAAAAATATAACAGGAGGACTTTTTATGCAAAAAAATGGCGAAAATCAGCCGCTTTCCAGTGAAATTATTGCTGATCTGGAAGAAAAGCTGATGGCAAGAAATGTAATTATCGCTATTCTGGCAACTACGCTTGTAGTAACCACATCCAGAAGAAAGTGAGGAGAAAATGAAAGAGGTGGTAAAGATAACGGAAGAAATACTTGCTGGAATCGGATTACAAGTAGTGGTATTTACAACATTATGGTTCCTGACGACAATGGATATTTTAAATATTCTGTTTTTAATGTCTCTTATCCATATAACAGTGTTTCTTCCTATGTTAATAAAAATGGAGGAAAAATAAATGAAAAGATTAAACAAAGTAAGATTATCCGGTAGAGCCGGGGAAATAGTGTTCAGCCACGAACATTACGGAAGATACTATTACAAATTCATGCTGACAGTTATTCGCAAAAGTGGTGCAGTAGATATGTTTCCAATCGTCATAGAAGATTCTGTTGTGCGTGATAATGATTACAACGGAAAAGAAGTTATGGTAACAGGGGCAATCAGAAGCATGGATACTTCTAAGAACCCAAACAAGCACCATAACACTAATTATATTGCAGCTGATGAGGTGAAAGTTCTGGATGAACAGGCTCCAGAGGGAGATATAAACGAAGTAGAGTTTATTGCCAGAAGCTGCACAAGAGAACCTCATGCAAAGCTTACACCAGTAACACACAGGAAAGTTTTAAATCTTTTTGTTGCAATTCCAAGAGATTTTTCAGAAAGAGCTGACTTTATTCGCTGTAATTTATGGGGAAAAGGCGCTGATCTGGCGGTAGATGTTAAAAGGAATGATTACATTAAAGTGACTGGCAGGTTAATAAGCCGTGATGTTTATGTTAATGGGGAAGAAACGGAAAGTGTATATGAGATTTCCGTAAAAGAAATGGAGATGGAGGATGAAGAATAACAAGAATGAAGTTCAATTATACGGTGCGATAATGGATATTCAGCCAGGAACGTTTTTCAAGAACGGCGAAAAATTCGTAAGATTTTATATTGGCGCAAAGCGTACCAGTGGGAACGTAGATTTGCTTCCAGTAGCAATACCAGAAAGAATGGCAGAAAACTGGAAAATTGGAGAACACATCTATATTGAGGGAAAATACACTTCATACAATAAAAAGGAAAATGGAAAATCACATTTAATATTGGAAGTTAAAGCAGAAACATTATTGGATGGAGATGGAAGCGTAGAAGATGAAAACAAAATCATTCTGGAAGGTTATCTTTGCAAATCGCCTATTTACCGCAAAACACCAATAGGAAAAGAAATCTGTGATTTGATGATTGCCTGCAACGAATATGACTTGCAAAGAACAGATTATATCCCATGTATCGCATGGTGGAATGAAGCCAGAGAAGCTGCTGATTTCAAGGTTGGAGATTTCGTAAAAATAATCGGAAGAATCCAGAGCCGGATTTATCATAAAAAATTATCTGGTGATGAAGTAGAGCTTAGAACTGCATATGAGGTATCAATAGGGAGGATAATCGAGCATGAAAGTGGAAGTAAAAAAAATTTACTTGGAGAATTACAAGAAGTTTCCGAGTAAGTCTGTAGATTTGTTTCCAAGAACAGAGATTTCTGGCAGAAACAGAGAAGGAAAATCCACATTGCAGGACGCATATTTGGACGTTCTGACAGGTAAGATGGCAAATGGTACAGAACCTACTTCTATTCGCAGAAAAGAAAATGGCGTGGAAGTTGAAGGAGATATTGTAAGAGAAATTGAGACTGTAATAAATGGAAGGGAAATTACAATAAGGAAAGTAACTAAAAAAGGAAAGAATTCTTCAAGTACAAGCTACTTTTTGAATGGTGGAGTTAAGTTATCAAAAGCAGATTTTAATGATTTCTTGAAAGAAGAAATTGCTTCACCAGAAGCAATAGCTATGTGTAGCAATCCAAGTATTTTTCTTAATATGTTAAGAAAGTCAATTTCCGATGCCAGAGAAACATTAACGAAAATATGTAAATTTGATATGGAAGAATTTATTAACAGCAATCCCAGTTTCAAACTTGCAAAAGAAATTATTAAAGATAAAAGTATTAAAAATAAAAGTCCAGAAGAAGCCGTAAAAGCTCTTAAGTCTGACTTAAAAGAGAAGAAAGCTGAATCTAAAAAGGTTTCTGGTGATATATCCGAATTATCTAAGAAGGAAGATGAACATGCAGACATTTCCTCCTTGGAATCAAAAAAACAGGAGCTTAATGCGGAGCTTTCCAAACTGGAAGAACAGGAACAGATTCTTGAAGATTCAGCAAAAGGCTATGACAGCCTTTCATATGAAATCCGAGGACTGAAATCTTCCAGGGATGGTCTGGTTAGCAAGGCAGAAAAAGAGCTGAAAGACAAAAAAGCAGCCATTATGAATGTGTATTACGACCTTACAAAAAATAAAATCGAAAAAGAATCAGCTATCCGAATGTTGGGAATGGAACTGGACAACCACATAAGAGCTGGACAACAGGCAAAAGCTGACTTGGATAGAGCCAGACAGGACTATCCAAGAATCAAGGAAATGGAATGGGATGATTCTGAACTGAAATCTATTGAAGCCGAAACATTCAATGATTCTGATACCATTTGCCCCACTTGCGGACAGGAACTGCCAGAAGAACAGGTTGCCGAATTGAAAGCCTCCTTTGAAGAAAAGAAGAAGGCTAGAATTAAATCACAGTTGAAAGTAAAAGAATTCTTTGAATCGGAGAAGCAGAATAATCTTAAATATGTCTGCGACCTTGGAAATACTTCCGCTGCAAAATTAAAGAAAACTAACGAGGAAATCAACAAATTGCAGTCGGAAATCAGTGCGGCACAGGATGAAGTTGCTGAACTCACTAAACAGATTGAGAAAGAACAGTCCAAATTTACGGAGCTTCCAGAATCTGTAGATATGAAAAATGATGAAGAATATCTTGCAGTTACAGCGAGAATTGCAGAACTTGAAGAGAAACTGAAATCATTTGATGATGTTCCTGGAAATAAACAGGAATTGAGAATGCAGATCAGCACTGTTATGAAACAGATTTCCAATGTGGATGCAGACATTAAGATTGCACAGGCAGCAGTCACAGAGAAAGAAAAGCGAGTAGCCGAACTGAATGAGGAATTAAAAGACCTTGGACAGGTGCAAGCTGATATTGAAAAGAACATCGACACCGTTCTTAACTTCTCAATCCAGAAGAATAAGGCACTGGCAGAGAAAATCAATCCATTTTTCCATCATTTCCAGTTTAGTTTTCTTGATTACACGATTGAGGGAAATCCAGTGGAAACTTGCAAGATGATCTGTAATGGAGTGAATTACTTTGATGGTTTGAATTATTCTGACAAAATCTTGTGTGACATTGATTTGCTTAGAGGTTTACAGGCTTTGAACGGTTTGAATTTGCCGATTTTTGTTGACAACAGCGAGAGCGTAAATGCAAACAGACTTCCTAGTGTTGAACAGCAGATGATTGTATTAAGAGTGTCGGACGGGGATTTGACGGCGAAAGAGCTTTAAAAAAGAAAGGAACAGCCAGTAACTTGTTTGGCGATAGACTGGCTGCTCCATATGAAATATAGAACAAACTATATTTATTATTAAAATAACAGAAATAATTGGCTTAATTAAGTCACAGGTGATTTTGCACCTGGAATGTGAGGAGGATATTTCACTCACAAGAACCTATGTAAAACCGAATATTGGAAATTGAGGTTTGAGATATCTGAAAACCTACATAGGTACAAAACATACAATCACGCAACAGCGTGTTAGCAAATATAAAAAAGAAAAGGAGAATAATCATGGCAGAAAACACACAGGTAGCAAATTTTAACACACAGCTTTCCTATTACACAAATCGTTATGTCGATTTAATGGAAAGAGATTTGACTTCAAGAGGAATGGAATTTGATTCCTATTCAAAGGATTGCGTAGTGGCAGCAATGGGATCTATTTTTCAGATGGTACATGAGAGCGGCACAAGTTTTGAAGCAATCAATGGCTCTAACCTTAAATTCATTCTGAGCAAAGTAGCAGCATTGAAACTGAATGCAAATGCGCAGCCGAGAGAATGTTATTTCCAGATCAGAAACGTAAACGTAGCAGGAAAAGGGAAGCCGGCACAGTGGGAGAAGAAAATCGAGTTTGCGATTGAGGGCGATGGAAATGACGCTCTTGTAAGTAGATATGGCGTCGATGTAGCTAAAGTATTCCCGTACTGGAAAGTCAGAGAAGGTGATAAGTATATCCCACCAAGACATAAAGGTGTGGAAATCACACCGCCAGAATGGGAAGAATCTGGTGTAGGTAAGGTAGTCCGTATCGTATATCCGATTCAGTATAAGGACGGACATATTGAATACCTTTCTTGTGAAAGAGCAGATGTACTGAAGAATCTTGCAGCGCACATCAAGAATAATCTACAGAATGAAACGTTTGGAATTTGTGCGGACAGATATAAAGCTACAGATGCGCAGAAAGCTCAAATTGAAGCAAAGAAAAAAGAGATCATGAAAAAGGTCGCTGACATTGGAGAACTGGAAGCAATTATTGACTGTGAGGAATTAAGACCGTATATTTCACCATCTTATTATGAAACACAATCCAGAGAGTCAATGATTATTCGTAAGATGCGAAACAACATTATGAAGTCTATTCCTAAGAGATGGGACAATCCAGTACAGGCTTACGAATACAACATGATGGATGCCACATACAGAGAAGTACAGGAAGAAATCGAACAGAATGCCAATGTAGAAGAATTCATTCCACAGCCAGAAGCAATCGAAGAAAAACCAAAGCAGCCAACCGTAGCCGAAACCGTAAAAACAGCAGAAAAAGAACCAGTTCCGGCAGCAGAGCCAGTGGAAACAGAAATTCCGTCATTTATGAGCCAGGAGGAAATGTAGGATGGAAACTTCCACAATTGTGCTTATTATTTTGCTTTCAATAGCACTTTTGGTATGGATAGTATCTTTTATTCGAGAAAATGAATACAATCGAACCAATTTAATTATTCTTTTAAATGTTATTACATATGTGGTACTCATTATAATCCGACTTACAATGTAAAAGGAGAGCCAAAATGAAGCATAAATGTATTAAGACAGCAGTATTAATCACAGGGATTACAGCAATCACAATGTTTAGCGGTTGTTCTTCCTGTAGCAGATCATTAAAATCACTGTCTAGTGATATTGACGGTGGTTTGAACCGTACCGTAACTGTTTACGATTACAACGGCGGTAAAATCAAGTCCTGGTCTGGGAAGTTCGATGTTTCTGAATCTGAAAATGAAGTTTATTTTGATGATTCGGACGGAAAGAGGGTTATTATCCATGGCGGTATTGTAGTGAATGAGGAAAACTAGGAGGGATAATAGTTATGAATGAAATTTTAAAGAAAGCAAAAGAACTGGTTGAACTTTTAGAGAAGCAGGAGAAAAGTGGGAAAATCAAATTATCAGAGTTGAACCCTGGTGATGTATTCCAAACTACAGGTAAAAGAAAATACAAAGTGTTGGAACAGTATGAAAATACCACCAAGATAGTTTCTTTTAACCTTGTAAAAGAAAATGTAAAATTCGGGGATAATGCAGATTATTTAGAGTCTGAATTAAAAGAACTTTGTGACACGGAAATTTTAGCGAATTTTGAAGAGGAATTTGGTGCGGAGAATATTGAAACACATGAAGCAGATCTTATTACGGTCGACGGTCAGAATACAGGCGTTTCGGTGAAATGTAAAATCAGACCTCTTACATTTGATGAAGCAAGAAAATATACGGAATTAACTCCGAACAAAAAACTTAATGACTGGTATTGGACATGTACATCTTGGTCAACAAAAGAACGCGGATGGAATAGCGTTGCCGTTGTTTCCTCCTCGGGTAGCGTCTTCAACTATAACTGCAACCTTGTCAACGGTGTTCGCCCAGTTTGTATCTTAAAATCTAATCTCTTTGTATCTAAGGTGGAGGAATAAAAATGAAAAAAGATTTGAAATATTTTGAGTCAGAAATAAAAAGAATTACAGAGGAATTCGAGGATTACAAAAAGAAACACATGGGCACTCCGAAACCCGGGGAAGTGGTTGAAATTTCCGGTATGGAATGGATGATCCTGGACAAGCTTCCAGATGGATATTTTGCAATTTTAAATAGTTTTTATGGTAAAACAAGAATGTTTGATTCAGATTCCAGCAATTGGAAAGAAAGTTCTTTAAGAGAAGAATTAAACACATCATTTTTAGAAAAAATTAATACGCCTTTCGATGGAAATGCAGTTGTTGAATTTGACCGTAACCTGTTGGCATTGGACGGGCAGACTGAATATGGAACTTGTAGAGATAAGATTTCACTCTTAACCGTGGATGAATACAGAAAATACAGGAAATATTTGCCAAATATGGATAAATGGTGGTGGCTTATTACACCATGGAGTACACCTTACAATGATTATTTTAAGAGCGTTGCCGTTGTTTCCTCCTCGGGTTACGTCAACAGCAATCTCTGCAACATTGGCAACGGTGTTCGCCCGGCTTGTATCTTTTCCTCTTCAATCTTTGAATCAGACGAGGATTAATAATGGCAAATGAAGATTTACAGGTGATAATAAAAGCCAAGCAGTTAGCAAAGCACACGCTTATAGTAACCAGTAACGCGAGGAGATATCCTAAGAAATTCAGATTTTCTTTAGTTGATAAAATGCAGAACAAATCGCTCGAAATACACGCTAAGCTCTTTGAAGCCAATCGAACAGATTTGAAAGATTATAAGAGAGAAAGGCTAGAATTACAGACAAAAGCAATTACATATTGTGATGAACTTCTCTTTTATATAGAGCTTTCATACGAGCTTAATATCATTAATTCGGGAAGTATGGAGGCATGGTCAAAAATGGTTACAGATATTAAGCATATGGCGATTGCTTGGAGAACAAAAGACAGAAACAGATGATTTTTATAGGTTATGCGTTGTAGAGCCGTTGTTTCCTCCTCGGGTAACGTCAACAACAATAACTGCAACAATGACAACGGTGTTCGCCCAACCTGTATCACAGGCAGACAGAGTAAGCAGAAAGCTGAAATCCGAATAGATACAAGCAAATGCATAACCTTTCCGCAATGGATAAATATAAAGGAACAAAATAAATGGATAAAGAAATTGTGGCAAATTTTGAAAACTTGTATTCATCTTACAAACGAGTTAAGGCAGATAAGAAATTCAATTCCGGCACTGCCAGGTTTTCTATTATGGCGTTGGAAGGAATCCAAACATTGAAGGAACAATTGGAAAATCAAACGTATTCCATAGCACCGTATAATAAATTCAAAATATATGAGCCGAAAGAACGCATCATAGAATCGTGTTCTTTCAAAGACAAGACGGTACAGAGATGCTTTTCAGACTACATTCTTACGCCGAAATTAAATAATATTTTTATAAAATGGAACACAGCAGGACAAATCGGAAAAGGTCATTATATGGCAATGGATGGTCTGCGAGATCATATGTTGGAATTTTACAGTAAAAATGGTTTAAATGGCTGGATTGTAAAATGCGATATTCGTAAATATTTTTACAGCATAGATCATGAAATCATGAAAGACGTGGTGGATTACTATTTTGATGATGAATTTACAGTATGGTTAAATCATCTATTTATTGACAGCGCCGAAAATCCAGGACTTCCACTTGGAAATCAAGTTAATCAGAAATACGCTTTACTGTTACTGCATTCGTTGGATCAAATGATAACAATTGAATACGGAATACAGCATTACGGAAGGTATAATGATGATTTCTATGTGATTTGTAAAAGTAAAGAAGAAGCCAGAGAAATACTTGAAGCTATCCAGATTATGACCGAAAGCCTTAAAATACAATTGAATACTAAATCACAGATTGTGCCATTTAGAATGGGATTGTGCTATCTTGGCTTTCATCATTATGTAACTTCTAATGGGGAGTATATTAGAAAACTTCGAGGAGACAAAAAACGAAAAACACAAAAGAAAGTCCGAAAATGGGTTAAGGCTGTAAATGATAGGAAAATGTCAGAATTAGAGTTTCAAGTAAAATATCTCTCATGTAAAGACCATATGCTGCACGGAGATTGCGTCAAATTATGCCACAGTGTGGATTTGGATATCGAAAAAAGAATGAAAGCGAGGTGATAAAAAATGTTCATGCGAGTTGTCAACACAGGGAGTACCCATGGGAACTGCTATGTTCTGAAATCCAACAGCGGAGAAATGCTTCTTCTGGATTGCGGATGCAGATACAAAGACATTCTGAAAGCTATTGATTACAGAACAAGTGATGTTTCTGGCGTGCTTCTTACCCATGAACACGGTTGAGCGATCACCGTGAATCATTTAAAAATCTAATGAATTTAGGTATTCAGATTTACACCAATGATGAAACCGTGGAACATCTGCAAGTCATCACTGGCGAATTAATGAAAGGCGTTCCAGAAAAAAGACCGTTTCGGGTTGGCTCGTTTACGGTAATACCGTTTTATCTGCCGCACACCACAAGAGATAAGGACACAGGGCAACTTATTCCATGTTTCAATTATGGGTACATCGTGGAACATGAAGAAATGGGAAAGCTGCTGTACATGACCGACTTTGAGTTTTGCCGATACAATTTCAAGGCAATGCGACTGAACCACTTAGTTATTGAATGCAACTATTGTAAAGAATTGGTTGACAAAACAGCTGAAAATTACACGCACAGGCTTAAAGGGCATTGTTCCTTAGATACCTGCAAAAGCTTAGTAAATACGAACCATACGGCAGCTTTGCGGACGGTAACATTGGTGCATTTGAGTAATGAAGCTGCTGACCAGGAGCAGATTTTGAAAGAGATAAAAGAATCGGTGGTTTGGGATGATGCACTCGTCCAGATTGCAACACCTGGACTGGAAATTAACTTGGACTTATGTCCGTTTTGAAAGGAGAGAATTAATGAGCGTATTCAGTGTACCAGTAACGATTGGTATTAATGAGGAAGAAATTGCCAAGGAAATCCGTAAAAATGTTGAGGACAGGGTAGTTGAAAAAATTACCAAGGAAATTAAAGAGGTTATTTACGAAAAATTCACATACGGAAGTAGGGATACCAATGAGCCGTTGAAAAGAATGGTTCGTATGCAGATTGGAGAAATCTTGGAAAAGAACGAAAGCGTGATCGTACAGGAGCGGCAAAAGCCTTGGCAGATAAGATGATTAAAACCAAGGCTGTGAAAGAAGCAATAAAAGAAACTATTGAGAAAGTTAAGGAGGATTAGCTATGGGAAACATGATGAGTTTAAATATCAGTGACGATGTAATAAAAGCAGCAATACAAGAAGAAGTTCATGCTGGAATCGTAAAGGCATTAGGAGACCCATCCGTTATTGTACGTGATGCGATAAAAACAATGACGAATAGGTATGTTAATAAAGAAGGAAAATTTTGCGAAAAAGGGAGTTGGAACGCAAAACCATATTTTGACTGGCTTGCAGAAGATATTGTAAAAACCACAGTAAAGGAAGAAATTGAAAAATATGTAAATGAAAATCGTGAGGAATTTGCAGAAGAGATAAGAAAGCAGTTAAAGAGTGTGGATTTTAAAAAGAATATCACCGCATCTTTCTTGCAGGCTATTGTTAAGTGTACAGAATCTGAATGGAAAATGCCAGTAGCAATTTCGTTTGATAGATTAAAGGAGGTTGATTATTAATGAAAATCTTCTTAAAAACACTTGACAAACTGAAAAAGTCAGAACCTTCCGAACAGGAATGTAAGTACGACAAAGGTTGGAATGATGCAATCAAGAAAGTTGAAGAACTGATTTGTTCCTACAGCTCTGCGGATATGTGGTTTCCAACAGATTTAATTTTGCCGCCAGAACCAAACAAGGAAGAAAACCCGGGAGATTGGAAAGAATATGCAGTTACAATTGATGGAGCTGTTCTTCCAACAAGTCTTACTTATTTAGGAGACGGCGAATGGGGAAGCGTAGAAGCGTATGGCTTTGCATATTACCCAGTCATTGCATGGCAGCCAATGCCACCAGTCTACAAACCAGGGAGGTAACACCATTGGAAATAACAATCGGAATTGGCACAGATGAAATTAAAGAAATCATCATGGAGCATATCAAAACAAAAGGATTCAATGTAACAGAAGATGATATTACTTTTGTTATCGGAAAAGAAGAAATCGTAACAGGGAATACAAAGAAAATCAAACACGCACTTGTTAGATGCGACATTCAGATTGAGAGGTGATAAATTGTGAATATTGTTATTCTTTCTGAAAGATTAACCGCTGATCCAGATATCAGAATGGGAACGAATGACACCAAAATTGCAAGATATATTTTGGCTGTCGAGAGAAGAGTAAAAAAGAATACGGAAAGAAAATCTGACTTTATCACTTGTGTGTGCCTTGGGAAAAATGCAGAATTCGCAGAGAAATATCTTAAAAAAGGCACGAAAGTAAATGTGCACGGAGAATGGCAGACTGGAAACTATACGAACAAAAATGGTGAAAAAGTTTACTCAAATGATTGTCTTGTTGCAGAACATGAATTTGCAGAAAGAAAGAGCCAGACACCACAAACACAGGAGCCAGATACACGACCAGTACCACCGCCGGAACCTAGTTTCATGGAAGTGCCAGATTTAGGCGGTATGGAAGATGAATTTCCGTTTAGTTAGGAGATGAAATGAAAGACTTAATTATAGATTGCTTTGCAGGCGGCGGAGGGGCATCTGTAGGAATTGAAATGGCACTTGGTAGACCTGTTGATATAGCAATTAACCATGATCCAGATGCAATTCTGATGCACAAAACAAATCATCCTGGAACACTACATCTGACAGAAGATATTTTCAAAGTAGATTTGCAGAAATATGTTAGGAATCAGCACGTAGCATTGATGTGGGCTTCTCCAGACTGTACAAGCCATTCAAAAGCAAAAGGCGGTCAGCCGAGGAAACAGGGGCTTCGCATTCTTCCGTGGGCTGTATATAAGCACGCAAAAGCAATTCTACCAGATGTAATTATTATGGAGAATGTAGAAGAGATACAACAATGGGGGCCATTGGACGAGAAAGGACATCTGATTAAGGAAAGAGTCGGTGAAGATTATAGAAAATTCATTTCAGCAATGGAATGTATTGGATATGAATTTGATAGTCGGGAACTCGTAGCTGCGGATTATGGAGCGCCTACTACAAGAAAACGTTGGTATGCGGTGTTCCGCAGGGACGGCAAACAGATAGTATGGCCAAAGCCTACACATAATCGTTTAGGGGTGGGCGGTCTGAAGCCATACGAACAGTGCGGAGATTATATTGACTGGTCGGACTTAGGAAAAAGTATATTTGACCGCCCGAAACCATTGGCAGAAGCAACGCAGAAACGTATCGCAAATGGAATCAAGAAATATATCGTTGATAATCCAGAGCCATACATTGTAAGGAGTAAAGATGCACTGGCATTTATCATTCAGTATCATGGGGAAACCAGACAAGGGGATTCCAGAGGACAATTGCTGACCGAACCAATTAAGACTATTGATACATCAAACAGATATGGTCTTGTAACAGCTTTTGTCACGAAATTTTACAAGACTGGAATAGGTCAAGGATGTGATGAGCCATTGCATACGATAACAACTTCGCCCGGTCATTTCGGAGTGATATCAGCTTTTCTGGTTAAGTATTATGGAACAGGATGCGGACAGGTATTGAATGAACCGCTTGGAACCATTACCACAAAAGACAGGTTTGGACTGGTAAATGTCCTGGCTGATATCCATGGAGAGAAATATATCATATCAGATATTTTTCTAAGAATGTTAAAGCCAGAAGAATTAAAGGTGATGCAGGGATTTCCGAAAGATTACATTATTGATCGGGACTATAAATGGAGAAACTACCCGATTGCAAAACAAGTAGCAAGAATCGGGAACAGTGTTGTGCCAGTTATGGCAGAAGCACTTGTGAAAGCTAATTGCCCGTATCTGAAAATTGGAGAACGTAAGGCTTCGCCGATGATTTATTTGCAGAATAACGGACAGGTAGCGTTCGGCTGAAAGAAGGTGATCTAAATTGAGCTATCAAAATTACCGAAGAGTAAAAGCCATTGAATCAGCAAACCGAAAAAGACTTCTGAAAATTAATCCGAAGCTTGATGATGGGAGCGGAATATATTTTCTAACCAGAACTGATGAAAACGAAATCTTATACTTTTACATAGGGCAAGCAATACATATAATTCAGAGGATGTGTTCACATCTTACTGGGTATCAGCACATTGATTTATCAATAAAGAAAAGAGGATTTTACAGCGAAGAAAATCCTTTTGGGTGGAAAATAAATTTTATCCATTATCCTGTCGAACAGCTTGATAAAATGGAACAGTTCTGGATATTGGAGTACACAAAAAAAGGATATCAATGCAGATATAATAAAACCTCTGGGAGCCAAGGAGAAGGAAAAGAAAAAATCAATGAATTTCGTCCGACAAAAGGATATAGGGATGGAATCCAACAGGGGAAAATAACCCTTGCAAGAGAACTAAAACACATCATTGATACTCACTTAAACGTATCAATCAGACCAGAAAAAGCAAATAACAAAGTATCTATTAATGCGTTGGAAAAATTCAACGACTTACTCAATGAAGAAAATTATCACTGATTCTAACACACCAGTAGTTCTACTGGCTAAATTCCAAAGATAAAAAATAAAAAATGAAAGGAGCTTGCCTTCAGCTGACGTAAGGGTGCACCGGGCTTCTTTTGAGGATGATAAATGACGGTTTTTACTGTATGGATTGTTTCGATGGCTTTAAATTGATTGATGACGAATCAATAGACATGATTTTAACCGACCTTCCATATGGACAAACAGCAAGAAATAAATGGGATTCGGTTATTCCGTTTGAGCCATTATGGAAACAGTATAAAAGAATTATTAAAGAGCATGGTGCCATTATATTATTTGCGAACGGAATGTTTACTGCAGATTTAATGCAAAGTAATCGTGATATGTGGCGATATAACTTGATATGGCAGAAAACACAACCTACAGGATTTTTGAATGCTAACAAAATGCCTCTTCGGTCACATGAAGATATTTGTGTTTTTTATAAAAAACTTCCTACTTATAATCCACAGAAAACAACTGGAAACAAAAGAAAAATAAGTAAAGTGGAACATAAGGTTAAATGCAAAGAAACAACAAACTATGGGAAATACAGATTAACTTCTTATGACAGTACAGAGCGTTTCCCAACATCTGTGTGGACTTTTGCAAAAGACAGTCAAAAATGCGCGCTACATCCAACACAAAAACCGTTATCACTTATGGAATTGTTAATCAAAACATACACAAATCCAGGTGATTTAGTCTTGGATAATTGCGCCGGTTCCTGTAGCACAGGAGTTGCCTGCAGAACTACAGGTAGAAGATTCTTAGGTTTTGAGAAAGAAGAAAAATATTTTCATATTGGGAGCGAACGGTTAAAAGAGGTGGAATGAATGAAATTAAAATGTGAAATATATCGTGATTCTATGCAGAATTATAAGAAATATGCAATCCCAAGAGCACAGCTTGTAATTGCAGATGTTCCTTACAATGTAGGTAATAATTTTTATGGAAGTAGCCCTATGTGGTACGCAGGAGGGGACAATAAGAACGGTGAAAGCAAATTAGCAGGGAAAGCAGCATTTAACTCTGACTTCAATTTCAACCTGTATGAATACTTCCATTTCTGCTCGAAAATGTTGAAGAAGGAGCCTAAAAAGGCAGGGGCAAGAGGAAGAAGCTCAGACGCACCATGCATGATTGTGTTCTGTTCGTTTGAACAAATTCAAACTCTGATCAATGCGGCGGCTAAACACGGATTTGTTCACTATATACCGCTTGTGTTTATTAAAAACTATAGTCCACAGGTATTGAAAGCTAATATGCGTGTGGTAGGCGCCACGGAATATGCACTCGTATTTTATCGAGATAAACTTCCAAAATTCAGAAATGGAGCGCAGACAGGCGAAGATGGAAAAACCATTCGTGGAACTGGGAAGATGGTTTTTAACTGGTTCCAATGGGAAAAAGACGGAAAGGACATTCCCAAAATTCATCCAGCGCAGAAACCTGTAGCGGTTCTGAAAAGATTAATTGAAATATTTACCGACCCCGGAGATGTGGTAATTGACCCGTGTTGTGGAAGCGGTAGCACATTGAGAGCCGCCATAGAGCTTGGCAGAAGTGCATACGGATTTGAAATTGACAGGGACTTTTATAGCAGAGCAAAAAACGAAATGCTTGTTTTTGAAAACGATAGTCAAATGATCATAGGAGATTTTATATAAGGAGCGTGATTAAATGTCAGAAAACACAAACGAATGCGTAATTGAGTGGATTCCAGGAAGAGATTATGTAGGGATTACTGCTAAGAATGGGAGCGCCTGGAAGAACAGATGTGAGGAATTAGAAAAGAAATTTCCAGATGATGTGAAAATTCTTGCCAGAAATAACGATGGATCTATTTTCGCTCACTTGCCGTATTCCTACATTAAAATCAATCCGCCAAGAAAATATTCCGATGAAGCGAAAGAGAAGGCTGCGGAAAGATTAAATAAAATGCGTGCAGAAAAAAGCAATACTACGGCAGAAGAGCCGTTTTACGTATGAATTACCGTCAGAGGAAATATAATGAGGGACAATCTGCCAGAAATGATATTTACAGATTTCTGGTCATGTATTTTGAGAAACACGGATATATGCCTTCTTATGAAGAAATTATGGATGGAACAGACCTTACAAAGTGTACCGTCTAGAGACATATGCGGCAATTGGAGATGGATTCTCTGATTGCCACAGAACATCCGGGAATATCGAGAGCGTACCGTTTGACGGAATACAGATACGGAAGGGAAAAATATGGGAAGCAAATTAAAGATGAAAGCGCCAAAGAAAAATAGGGTGTTGGAATGCGATGATCAAATGTCACAGGCATTCGCCAGAGCCATGCAGAATTCACGTAAAGAGTTGGAAATCATGCAAGATCAAGCCTATAACGATGGCTTCAATACTGGTGACGACTGGGCGAATACAATTAACGCAGTAACAACCATGCTAGCATTACGGAAATTGCATGGCTTTTCCACTAAAAGACTTTTGGACGTAATTAATTGTGCAAATGAGTTTGTAGGACAAGCAAACCGTGGAGAAAGAAGCTTTATGAGCATGATTGAGGAACTGGAATCTGAAACAGATGTAAGAATCCCGGATTTGAATAAAGAATTGGTCAGAAGATTTGGAGTGTAAATATTATGGATTTAGAACAAAAAGCAATTGAGAGAATTCGACTTGTATCTGATCTCTCGTTGAAACATTATGGAAAGCCACTTGTATGTGAGTATTCCGGTGGAAAGGATTCGGATGTACTTCTGAGATTGTTCAGAATATCTGGAATCCCGTTTGAGGTTCATAATTCTCACACCACCGTAGATGCACCGCAGACAGTCAGACATATCAAGAATGTGTTTTCTGAATTGGCAGATAAAGCCATCAAATGCGAGATTGATTATCATTTACAGGAAAACGGAAAGCCACTTACTATGTGGAATCTTATTCCAAAAAAGCTGATGCCACCCACCAGAATTGTTCGGTATTGCTGTTCAGAATTAAAAGAGGGTGGGAATCCAAACAGATTGATTGCGACAGGTGTTAGATGGGCTGAGAGTAGAAAAAGAAGTAGCAGAAGCCCATTTGAGGTGTTAGGGCAGACCGCAAGTAAAAGCATCGGTGTTTCTGATGAGAAAATGCTTATCACTGACAATGATAATACTAGAAGGTTATTTGAAAATTGCCAGATGAAAGCAAAGACAGTAGTTAATCCAATCATTGACTGGACAGATCAAAATATCTGGCAGTTCATTGGTGAGAAAAACATTAAAGTATGCGAGCTATATCAATGCGAATATGATCGGTTAGGCTGTTTGGGTTGTCCACTTGCATCAAAGAAGCAGAGGGAAAAAGAAATGTATGATTTCCCAAAGTACAAGCAAGCCTACATACATTCTTTTGACAGAATGATTAATGAACGCAAGCGGCGTGGGAAAGATACAAAGTGGAGTTGTGGCGAAGAAGTCTATCTATGGTGGATGCAAGACAATAATGTAGTTGGCCAGATGGAGCTATCTGATTTTATTGAGTATTAAAATCATTGAGGACTGCACAATAGCGTGCCAGTTGTTTACATGGGGAAAGTGAGGATGACACAATGACAGAACAGGAAAAGAAGGAACTTTTAGATGAACTAGAAAAACGCATGGACGAGAAATACAAAGGTTGCCTTACCAGAGAAGATGTCGCAACCACATTAAAAGCGCCGAGAGAAAAGTGGTTCAGAGACGAGAACGGAATTGGAAGAGGTTCTCTGATGACGAATGCTTTTGATTCCAGCATTATCTCATGGCAGACCTGGGAAACAATCAGAAAGTTGACTTGTGTTATCTGTGGCAAGCAGTATGTTAGACAGCTTGCAAATGTAGAGAATGCGGATGAAGTTGCAGAGAAACTTTGCCAGTTCGTTTATGATTTGAAGATGGATTTTGAGAAACAGGAGGACATAAAATGTTAATCAGAAGTCAGGATAAAACAGCGCTAGTAAAGTTTGAAAATATTGTAGTGAATCTAAAACTTCCAGAATCATTAAAAGTTATATGTTGGAGCTTACAGGATGCGCAAAGAAACGGAGGATATTTTGTTTTAGGAAAATATTCCACCAAAGAGAAAGCCATGAAAGTACTGGATATGATTCAGGAAGCCTATGTAAATGGACATGCGGATTATCAGATACCAGAGGATAGTGAGGTGGAATAATGAGCAGAGTACGAACCAGATTAGAACAATACAAAGCTGAGATAGAAAAGAAATCACAGTATAAGCATGGGCTTCCAGGGAGTGCGCTGGATATTGTGAATACTCTTCTAGTGGATGCGGAAGAAGATAGAAAAGAAAACAAACAATGGATTCGTCGGCTTCGAGGAAGCATAAACGGTATTAGAGATATTATATGCAATACCGATGAAATAAAAACTGCAACATGCAGAGTTCAAGAGTACATGAAAAATCATGGAAGTGATGAAGAATTTATTCAAAATATCAATCATGATTTTGTTCTTGGATTTATGATTTCTCAAAGAATGATGCATGATGATTTCCAGGTTGTATGGGAAGAATATTTGGAATCAAGCGAGAGGTGGAAGCATGAGCCATATTAAAGACAGATTAATTCAATTGAAGAATGAGGTGGAAAACACAGGGAACGGAGCTTATTTCTCGAAAAATAATATCTCAAAAATTGTAGAATTACTTCTTACTGATCTGGAACAAGATGAGAAAGAAAACGGCTGGATTCCAGTCAGTGAGAGATTGCCGAAGGAAGACGGAAGGTATTTGGTGACGTTTAAGTATGGAATAAAAGTTTGCATGGTAGGATATGGCTCTTGCAAAAGAACTGTACTAGGATGCCCAATTGGACATGGCTGGTATAGCTTGGAAGAAGCGCAATATTATGCGGAGGATAGTATTATTGCATGGATGCAGCTTCCAGAACCATATAAGGAGGACTAAATGCGCTTAATTGATGCAGACGAATTAATTAAATACATCAAAATTTGGGAAATTGGCACAAGTATTAGTTCTGACCAGAAGGAGTTTATTGATTGCATTAACAAGCAGCCGACAGTCTTTGACGTAGATAATGTTGCAGAGCAATTAGAGAATTATTTATTTGAAAAATATTGCATAGAAGGAGATGCAACAATTGATGAAATCGTGAAAGGCGGTGGAGTTGAATGAGAGAAATTCTTTTCAGGGCAAAGCGGATTGATAATGGAGAATGGGTTGAGGGATATTATCAGAAAAGATATGACCTTTTAGACAACGAAGAACATTTAATCTTCCACGCTGATAGTTATAACGTTTGGGAATATGCGGAAATCATTCCCGAAACCCTCTGTCAGTTCACAGGGCTTACCGATAAGAACGGCAATGAGATTTGGGAAAATGACATTCTAAAATTTGAAGATGAAATTTGGATGTTTTCTCATACAAGTTGTGGCACAGAATATGATTCTGCCAAAATAGAAAATTATGGACTTATTGGTTATGACGAAAACTCTGCTAGGTATGATTTTGTTAAGTATAAATTTAACGAAAATTCAGTAGAAGCAGATTTACATGAAAACCATGATATTGAATTTTCAGAATTTGCAAAAGAGAACGAAAGAATTGGAAACATTTTTGACAATCCAGAATTATTGCAGGAGGAAAAACATGAGTAAATTACGCGCAAAAACATTGAAATCTCAGCTTACCAAGCAATACAACCTTCGGCCCGGAAAACGATTTAATTACAAAGATGAAGGGACAGACAGACTTTATGAGGTACAGAAACTTTATCCGAATTGCATCCTCTTGAAAGATGTTTTCGATGGAACCAAGTTTTGCCCTGGTTACAACAAGCTTTTACTAATGCTGGGAGGGATTGAGTAAATGAAAATTCACGGAAAGTATACCCTTGATGAAGATAAAAATGTGGTATGCACTTGTGGAGAGAAAAATCTGTTTTGGATGGTCGCACATTTCGATTTTCCTGATAAATCCTTAACCAACTATAAGTGCATGAATTGTGGAAACGTTATTGAAACTGTAGTAGAAAGGGAGGAAACTTGGGATGACTATGCTTAAAAGAGGAAAAGATATTTCAACCATGTTCACAAAAGAAGAAAACAAGAAGAACGGACGCCTTGGATATTACAATGCTACCCGTGAGAAGGACACAATATGGGATGTTTTTACAGAAAAGAGGGAGAAAATAAGTAAATCAGTATTGACGATAGATACCCCAAAAAAAGGATGCATTTCCTGCCATCTTAGCCAGGAAAAAACTGATTACTTAAAGGTTTGCATAGTAACATGTATGATTACAAACAAAACTATATTAGGGGCGCAAGCAGAAACAATTCCCGACTGGTGTCCGCTGCGACCGTTGCCAGAGAAAATGGCAATTCCAAGAGGTGCGAGAAATGTAGATGGCTTAGAGTATGCCGCTGGTTATAACACTTGCGTGAATGAAATTACAGGAGGTAATGTTGATGATTAATCTAGCAAATAAATGCGTATTAGTCAGAACACAGGAAGAGTATGAAAGCGTTCTGAAAGAAGCAAAGAGACAGGGATACAGATGGTACGGCGGCAAAGAAGCATATCCATATCCTTTTGAAGAACAGCAGATACCGGACATATTAAAGTTTTACGAATATAACAAAGAAATGACAAGAAATGCCGAGCTTTCGCCGGGGTATGAATTAGTAGAAGCATCAGATGTAGCTATGGATGAAAAGAAGCTCAAAGAGGCAATAAGCCTCGTTAGAGCATATGCGAAAAAACCGAGCAGAATAGCACTGACAGATACGTTTATTGAGTCTTTGAAGTTACTTGCAGATACCGTAGAAAGTCAGTTGGAAGAGGTGAAGTAGATGAGTAAGAAAGTGAAGTGCTGTGAGTGTGCTTCTTTTTTAGGCTGGGCTTTGCCTGAGCGAGTAGATAAAGATAACTACGAATACGCCAAAAGAGCTTTCAAATTGGCTTCTACTACAGGAGTATGTGAATACAGCATGAAAACCAAACAGATGGCACATGAGCAGTATTGCAAACGATTTGAAAAGAATAAATATTTAGAGCAGGAAAGTAAACCTTTTAAACAGGACATTTTGAACCTTAAAAATGCGATTGCGGAGTATGAAAAAGAAAATTTTGTGGAAGTAGACGAATCGTGGAAAATTCTATTTATGAAAAGATTTCAAGAGGTGAAGTAGATGGAGAGATTAACAGAAAAGCAACGACATATTTTGCAACAAAAACTTTGTGATATGAAAAGGCGTTGCTATAATCCAGAAGAAAAATTTTATAAAGATTATGGTGGACGTGGCATTAAAATTTGTGACGAGTGGATGGATAAAAAAGAAGGACATAGCAATTTCCAAAAATGGGCAGTTGAAAATGGATGGGAAGAAGGGCGCAGCATTGATCGAATAGACGTAAATGGAAATTACGAACCTAGTAATTGTCGGTGGGCAACACCAGAAGAACAGGCGAACAATAGAAGAAATAATAATTATATAACGATAAACGGGGTAACAAAAACAACTTCTGAATGGGCAAGACAAATTGGAATTTCACAAAATGCTTTTACAGGCAGAATCAATAGTGGGTGGACAGGAGAAGAATTATTAAAGCCCAAATTTAAGCCTTTAAAAATGTCTAAAGCAAAAATGGCAAAAGAAATTAGAGCGTGGAGAAATGCAGAAGAACAGGGCCTTCTTGTGAGATTGCCGTGTAAGGTTGGGGATATATTATTCCGAATTAACAAGGGCGCAAGAAACCCAATTATCAAGATGAAAGTATCTCAGATTACTATGATAAGCAAATTATATAACATAAAGGCAATCCAAGAAGATTATGGAGAAGTATTTTTCTCAGATGATGTTATTGGGATAAAAGTATTTACTACCAGCGAAGAAGCTGAGAAGAAGTTGGAGGAGCTGGGAAATGACAAGACCTGAGATTACGGCAAAATTATCAGCCATGGTTGAAAAGAAAATTAATCCGCATAATGATCCACGTATTTATTGGGCACGAGAAGTTACATTTGATTACTATACAGATCATGCAATCAGAGTGGACTACATGAAATTTGTTCCAGCAAATAATAGCGTTTCTGGAATAGAAAAAGCGGATTGCTACTGCTATGAAATTAAGTCGTCTGTTGAAGATTTCAAATCTGGACACGGGTTAAATTTCATTGGCGATTTCAACTATTTAGTTATGCCGCAAGATGTATATGCAAAAATATCTCTGGAAATTCCGTATTCTGTAGGGGTTTACATACCAGACGGAAGTGAGCTTTCATGCATCAAGAGAGCAGTGAGGAGATACAGAACAAGACCTGTATCTGAAATTCTTCTGATGATGTTCCGGTCAGCAAATAGAGATTATAGAAAAACTGCAAGGAAATTGGAGGAGATGAAGAATGCACAGTCATCAATGGATTAAATATCACTCTCGCAGAAGAGGGCATATATACAGATGTGTAATTTGTGGAAAACTTTTTGGATAGGAGATGAAGGAAAATGGATAAACCTGTTCTGGACGCTACATGTGGTTCAAGAATGATTTGGTTCAACAAAAATAATGAACTGGCTGTTTTCGTTGACAAACGCGAACTGGATAACGAAGCAATATGGACAAGCGGAGACGGAAAAGTAACAAGATATTGCAACATCCATCCAGATATTATAGCGGACTTCACATGCCTCCCGTTTGAGGATAATACATTTTACCATGTTGTGTTTGACCCACCGCATCTTATCCAAGGTGGGGACAATGCCTGGATGGTAAAGAAGTATGGAAAGCTCAACAAGGATACATGGAAACGAATGTTACATGATGGTTTTTCTGAGTGCATGCGTGTACTGAAGCCTTACGGGACATTGATTTTTAAGTGGAATGAAACACAGATTCCTGTAAAGGATGTTATTACGGCTATTGGGGCAGAACCATTGTACGGCAATAGATCTGGCAAACAGGGAAAAACACATTGGATGGCATTTATTAAGGTGGATGAAAATGATGGATAATTTAGAAAATGTTTCTGCAAGAAGTGAAAAAGAAGAAAAAATTGAAAAAGAAAAAGTAACTGATTTGGAATTGGTTTTCGAGGTTTTTGACGGAAAACCGTACTATTCGATAAAATACAAAAATGTTGGTGAAGATGATTACCGCATAGGATATAGCTCATATTCTTTTGAGATTGTCTTGGCATATAAAGAAAAATATTTCGAACTGGTAGAAGAGGAAAAATCTAGCACAGAAATAAAATACAGAATTGACAGAAAAATTATATCAAACAGTATTCAACATTACGGCATGGACAATCAGAGTACCGTCTGCATGGAAGAATGTGCCGAGCTTATCCAAGCAATCAGTAAGGCGAAACGTGGAAAAATCAACCGTGATAACATGATAGAAGAAATTGCAGATGTGTTGATCTGCATCGAAATGTTAAAGCAAATGTACATGATTTCCGATGAGAAAATTAATAAGTGGATTGAGAAGAAACAGGCGAGAGAAGTAGAAAGGATGGAAAAGCATGAATAAGAAAGAAATCGCAGAGATCAAGAAGCAGTTTACGCCAGCCAATTGTGCAATCACACGTATTTGTGGTTGTTATGTGGATGCGGAGAAGAATAAGAAAACAAAGATTAAAGAAGCGTTCCTGTCTATTCCAGATGAAGAAATGTTTAAGTATTTTGACATTTTCAAGAAAACTATGTCTGGCAGACTTGGGAAAAACCTTATGAACCTTGAATTCCCATTAGCACAGGAAAAAGAAGGTGGAACACAGGAATTTCTTATGCGGATTAGAGCAAGTAAGCTTAAAGATGATAATATTTTGGATGAGTTCTACGACAAAGTGATTGAGAATTACGATTATCCAGAAAATTACTACATAGTTCTCATTCATGCGGTCTATGATATTCCAGGAAAGGCTTCTGATGGAACCAAAATGCACGATGCATCAGAAGAAATTTATGAACACATTCTGTGCAGCATTTGTCCGGTAAATCTTTCAAAGGCTGGACTTAGCTATGATGTGACTGAAAATAACATCAAAGACAGAATTCGTGATTGGGTAGTCTCAAGACCAGAAACAGGATTCTTATTCCCTGTATTCAATGACAGAAGCACTGATATTCATGGAACCTTGTATTTCAACAAAAACACAAAGAATATTCATCCAGACTTCATCGAAAGCGTTCTTGGCACACCAATTCCACGTATACCAGGGAATGAAATCAATGTCTTTTCAGATTTTATCATGGACAATTTCGAAGGAAACACAACATTCAATTTCACGGAAAGCCTGGTTGAATCATTACAGGAAGTAAGAGAACAGAAGAAAGACAGCCCGGAGATGATAAACGTATCATGTGACGAAATGGAACAGATTTTTGGATATTGCGGAGTTCCAGACGAGAAGTTATCAGATTTCAAGGAAAACTGGGAAATGTATTTCAGTAATGAGCCTGTTGCCCTTGACAATATCCATAATTCAAAAACTGCAAAAATTGTAACACCAGATGCAACAATCTGCATCCAGCCAGATAAAATTTCTCTGATTGAACTGAAAGAAATAAACGGCGTTCCATCTCTTGTAATCCCGGTAAACGGAGAACTGAAAATCAATGGAATTGAAGTTGAATTGAGATAAACGCTTTTGAAAAATCCAGGAATTTGAGGAGGCAATTACATTAATGGCTAAAGTAAGCTGGATTAAAATTGAGATTGAAATGTTTAGCAACCGAAAAATTAAGCAAATAAGGAAAATGCCAGAGGGAAACAATATTGTTCTTATTTGGGTAATGCTTTTGACAATGGCTGGCAGATGCAATTCAAACGGAATTATTTTCCTCACTGAAAATATTCCATATACAACAAAAATGCTTGCAGATGAATTGGATTTTGAGGAAAGCATTATTCAATTAGCATTAACAGTTCTGGAAAAGTTCGGGATGATTACCAGAGATTCTGAATTACTTTCTATTCCCGGCTGGGAAGAGCATCAAAGTGCAGACGAATTGGAGAAAATACGAGATCAAAACAGAAAAAGGGTTGCAGAATATCGTGAACGTCAAAAAAATAAGGCCGCATTGCTTTGCAAGAAAGATGATGTAACGTTACAGAAACGTTACAGTAACATTACTGTAACGGAACAGAATAAGAATAAAGATAAAGATTTAGAATTAGATTTAGATACAGAATTAGATAAAGATAAAGAAAAAGATATAAATGATTTAATAGTATCTAAAGATACTATTCGTCAGACTGACGTCCAACGAATAATTGATGAATGGAATACTCTGGAAGAATTCGGTATTACTCCTGTAAAAAGAATGACACCAAAACGAGAACAGGCAGTGAAAGCTAGAATCCGTCAGAACTGTGTTGAAGATATTCTGGAAGCGATTGAAAATATTCGACACAGCACATTCCTGCAAGGGCAAAATAAAAATGGCTGGATGGTTACGTTTGATTGGTTCTTAAAGCCTGGTAACTTTGCAAAGGTATTTGAAGGACAATACATGGACAAGTCTACGAATAGACCATGCAGCTACATGGAGAAAATCCAAAACAGGGTAAGTGAGGTGGATAATTGGGTATGACAAGGGAAGAATGGGCGGTACTGGTAAAGGCAATGAAAGCGGTATATACCTCCCCATCATTTCTGCCAGATCAATATGCTTTTGATACTTGGTATGGACTTTTGAAAGACCTAGATTACAAGCTTTTAAGTTTTGGATTAAAGAAATATATGCAGACTGAATGGAAAGAGCCATCAATAGCCGCATTAAGGCAATGCGCACAAAACATTGCGCCGCAGAAGGAAGAGTTGAACGAAACAGAAGCATGGGAAAAGGTATGCAAAGCTATTCAGAACTCTACATATAATGCAGAAGCAGAGTTTGATAAGCTTCCAAAAATCATTCAGAAAGCAGTATCAAGTCCGGCACAACTTAGAGAATGGGCGGTATCTGAAAATGTGGATGGCACATGGTGGAGTGTAGTTCAGTCAAATTTTCAAAGGACGTACCGGGCAGAAGTGCAAAGAGAACAAGAACGAAGAAAACTAAGTCCAGACCTTTTAAAAATTATAGATACTGCCAGATTGGGAGGTGCGGAAAATTGCCAGATAGAAAACCATGGAGAGAATTAAAAAGCACTGAAATTATAGTCTTAAAGCGGAGGCAATGCTCGAAATGCGACTATTACAGCAAGAGCGAAAATGCATGGAGTACAAATGCAACCTGTGATTATATCTTGATCGAAGAACATAGCAGAGGATGTGATCCAAGGGATTGTGTTAAAAATGGTATCTTCAAGAAGAAAGCGAGAGGAAAGTCAAGAGTAAAGCGAGTGATTCTATGAGAAAGATAAGCGAAATGTATAAGCGGTCTGGCGGTACAGCTTATCAGCATACCTGTTCAGAATGCAGATTCTTCCGTGGCGGCAAGCATCCGCAATGTTTACAATACGAACTGGAAATTGATTGGAATCCAGATTATATAGCTTGCAAATTTTACAATCTGGAAGAATCTCAGATTGATGGACAGGTCAATATCTTTGATTTGTTGTAAAACGTGATAATTATTTTAAATAAAACGGCTAAAATTAATTTTTATGATATTAGCGAATATTGTTATGGCTAAATCAAAATAAGCGCTTAAAATTAAAAACAGGCTATCAATAGAAAGGAGGAACAGGAACCGCTGGCCAGAAAAAGGAATTCCCGGTTCCTCCTAAATTTTATGGATGAAATATTGAAATATGCTATTGAAAATGGTATTATAAATCCTGCACATGTACTTGAAGAAATACAAATGAAAAAAAAAGAAGAAATATTAAAAAAATATAAAATATGGCAGGGAATAAACAATAACTGGTATGTCTATGTTTACACAGACCAAAATTCCCGAAAGCTAGTAAAAAGAAGTAGCCGAAAGGGAATTGAAGATTATATTATTGCTTTTGAAAAAGAAAAGGCAGAAAAGCCTAAAACATTTATGGATGTTTACGAGCATTGGATAGAAATTCAAAAGGAATTTGTGACGGATAACACTTTGTATAAATATTCTACAGATAGAGCACGTTATTTTGAAAAAAAAGAATTTGTGGAAAAAGAAATTGGGAAAATGACAGAAGAAGACATAAAGGTTTTCATTGTCAGAACTGTAAAAGATCAAAAACTTTGCAAAAAAGCGTGTAAAACTTTGTTTGGATATATCAAAAACACAATAGATAGTGCAAGGTCACAACATTTATTGAATTATGATCCTATGGAATTTCTTTCACCTAAAATATTTTATAAATACTGCACGGAGATAGAAAAGCCTTCAAGTCATAATACGATATCAGACTATGAACTTAAACTAATTATTAATCGCTGCAAAAAGGATTTTGATGAACAGCCAGAATACATTCCCTCATACGCAGTGTATTTTGCAAGTCTCACAGGGATGAGAGTTGGAGAAATTTCGGCTTTAAAATGGGAAGATATTAATGAAAATTATATATCTATTAATAAATCAGAAAAATACAATAGAAATACAAAAGAATACTATATAGGAAAAACAAAAAATCAAATGAACAGATGGTTTCCTATGACGGACGAAATTCGAAAACTTTTAATGAAATTAAAATCAACAGAAATCAGCAATGGGTATATTAGTGAATGGTTGTTTTCAAACGAAAATGGAAGGGTTCATGCTCCTGTAATATCGTCATGCTTAAAAAACAAATGCAGGCAGGAAGGAATAGAAGAAAGAGGAATTCATGCATTTAGAAGAACAATAAATTCTAAACTAAGATGCAATGGAGTATCTGCCACTGTTGCTGCATCGCTGCTCGGGCATACTGAAGAAGTTAATGAAAAATATTATACATTTGATGTTAGCTCCTTGGAAGAAAAAAATAAAATTGTGTCAAAAGTGCAAAGGATTGGATGAATAAGAACACACATTCTGATTACCTTTTTGATTACCTTTGATTACCTCAAGTCTGAAAAGCCTTTAAAATCAAGGGTTTGCGGATTAAAGCGCGAGCCGTGAGGTCGCAGGTTCAAATCCTGTTGCCCCGATTAATGCAGTAAAATCAAGGGTTTGCGGACTTGGCATGAACGAGTGTTCTGATTACCTTTGATTACCTTTTACAAAAAGTACATATGAAAGGGAAAAGTACATGTGCAAAACAATAAAATCGCAGAGATGCGATTATTTTTTTGCCTTTTTTCGGAAACTGTGTTATGTTCAAAGAAAGGGAGGGCGAAATATGCGGATACACACATCCTATGATGTAATGAAGGAGTTTCTAATAACTGGTGCAGAACCGGATGGCAAATATGGAATCCCGAAAATTCCAAAGACTTTTATCCATCCAGGGAAAGATACTGTAGACTTTGCGGAGAGCTTCAGTCGAAAGATTAAGAACCATCGGGAACTTGATGTAAATTTCTATGTGGATGATGTACAGTTTCAAAGATTATGGAATCAGCCGGACAAGTATATGGAGCATTTAAAATGTTTTCATGCAGTCATTATGCCAGATTTCAGCATATCGGTTGGCAAGAATGGAATGCCACTGGTAATGTGCCTGTGGAATAAATACCGCAATCATGCACTGGCTCACTACATGATTTTGAATGATATTCCAGTAATTCCGAACGTAAACATATTACCAGAATACTGTTGGGACTGGTGCTTTGATGGACTACCAGAGGGAAGCGCAGTTGCCTGTTGCACCAATGGAAGAGTAAAGAGCAAGGCAGCACGGTTGGAGTTTTGCGTTGGTTTCAAGGAAATGGAACGTAGACTGAATCCACTGCGAGTTATCATTGTTGGAAGAATCCCGGAAGAACTAGAAACAGACACGGAAATTATAAACTTTGAAACCAGGAATCAGAAGATTAATAAGGAGGGCGTGAATGGGAACAACGACTGATAATTACCAGAGAAAGAAGAAACTTTCCAAGTCCCAAATGAAGAGGACGGAACGTTTAGAGAAATCATCCCATAGAAGATATGGAACACGAAAGAAAGAAGAATTAAATAAATTGTGAATTTTGAATCATTTGAAACTTTACGCTATAGAAATATTTGTGCAAATTTAAAATTTAAGTGGTAGCTAGAAAATGAGAGAATTTTTCTGGTTGCCACTTTTTTATGGATTTCCTTGATTTTCTGCTTCCAAAATGAAGTTGAAATTTAAGAATCATTCACAAGTTAGTTACAACTATTGAAATCTTGAACAGTTGCGACTTTTCCACCTACACAAGCCAACCAGGGACAGCACCGGGAACCGATACCGCGCCGAGCTGATGAAACTGGGAAGCTGCCAGGAACGATTGAGCACCAACGAAGCCAGCCGTAGCCCTGGCAGATCAGAACCAACAACCCACAGATAATAGGACATAGCAACAGGCAACATATAACATGGCGTTAAAATACAATAATACTCTTGCAAAATAAGTCTTAAATGGCTTGTAACGTATTTAGCCTATACTTTTAATTGACTACTATTATAAAACGCCTTAAAAAGACAAATACGGTGTTATACAAGCATATCAAAATATAGTTGTACAGTCCTAATTGTTATATAGCACGGTCAACTGCGACAGATCACCCGGAATCCGGGACAAGCTACGCACATAAGTGGACATAATACGCCCATTTAAACGGTACGCAAATAAAGCATAGCTGCACATAGCTATACAAGGCTATTATACATCTATAGTCGCAGACAGTCAATAAACTCTGTGACGCACTATAAAACGTTTTAAAGGCTCATAAACGGCTTATAATGCAATAGTGGCATAAATCCCCATTAACAGCATTAAAAGCCATTTACGGATAAAAAAGCGCATTAATTGATTGACTTATGGTATTAACTTTGCAATGTGCATCTGGCAGAATGCCAAAAAAACCGCTTGCACGCCGTGAACGTGCCGCCGGACTGGATACCGGGAAGCGGTGGAAAATCATTCATTTATAAAAATATTAAAATTATTGTCAACATAACCAACAATTTTAATTCTATCAATTCCGTATTGATCTTTTTGATTTTTAATTATATGCTTAATACATTCATTATCTACCCATACATCTAAGCCCATAGCATGTATTTTTTTATTTACTTCAAGCATTTTTCTTACATTTTCCTCAAGTATTGAATTTTTCATGTTTTTATCTTTCTTCCCTTCGCCCTGGGAGCCGGTTTATAAAGGGCGTTGCCGGGAATCGAACCCGGCGGAAACCATTATGCCTAGTTTAAACAACCATTTATTTTCTCTTCCAGATGCGGGAACGCTTCGCAGATTTCTTGAACGCTGTCGGCGTAATAATCCCCCACGGTCTTGCCAAAAATCTTGATATTTCCAGAGTAAAAACACCCTAAATCATTAAACCAGATATCAAGCCCTGTTGCCTGCTCCTTTTTGTCATTGTACCACATGTCAATTTTTATCATGTTTTTTATCCTCCTTGAATTTTTGTTAAAAGGCCGCCGGGGAAATGTTCCCCGGTACGCTTGCCGGCCTAGTATGCTTTTTCTTTTGCGATTTCAGCAGCTATTATTTGTTGTTCGAGGAAATACCGCAAGCCACCGTCCCCAAAACGTTTCAAATAATATTCTGCCAGTTCTTCAGTTGTGAATTTTTCTAAAGCCGTGCCAACATCAGAATAAATTCCAAAATATGTGTTTTTCCGTTCTGAAATTGCCCGATCAATTTCATTTTTGGGCTTTTCTGGCTCTCTTGGTTCAACAACTACGAGCCGATCAGCTCCCATTTTACGGGGCTTGATTTCTCCGCTTTCAAAACTTCTCAGCATGAAAGTAATAGTTTTTCCGGTTTTGCTCGGGTTAATTTCAACTATTTCTGATTTATAGCCGAAGTTCCACACTATAACATCACCGATTTTTAAATTTTTAGTCGGGATTCCTGCCCGGTTCCCGGAAATTCCTTGTAATTTAACTGTATTCGCCATAGTTTCACGCCTCCTTTAAAATTTCAAGAATCTTTTTGCAAGCTGTAATATATTTTTCAGTTAGTACTTCATTTTTGAAGTGCTCGCCACGTACCCGGGATTCGAGCCACTCAACAACGCTGGTTCGGTTGTTTCTCAGCTCTTCCAGAAATCCATCAAATGAATCAAAATCCTCATTCTTGATTAGAACCGCAACAAATGGGGCTAGTGCGTAAACGCTTGGGTTTTCTCCTTTTTCTTTGTACACGCAGCCATCCCAAACTTTGCAAGTAGTTCCTTCACATTCGCCGCAGAACTTTTTACAGTTGTAGCAAATCGGGTTGAATTTCAGACTTTCTAAATTCTTTTTTGTTTCGCTTCTTCTGTACTCCTGTTCTGGAGTTAAGATAATATTGTATGTCATTGCTTTTCACCCTCGCCCCTGTTATAATGGGGTTGCCTTTCTTTTTAGTTTGGTGCCCGGTTTGGTTTGGAAGTCGACCGGGCTTTTTTTATTTTGCCTAGGAACTAGAATTTTTCAATTAATCGGTGCCGGTTCCTTATGTCCTCATTGGCTTGAGTGGTTCGGGCGGTTCCGGTTGTTTGTTTCTTTTGTTCTCTGTTGATGGTTATATAATACACTAAAATATAATGTATGTCTATTGACATTATACACTAAAATAAAGAGTATGTTAAAAACAGTTTTTGTGCATATTGTACATTGAAAAATAATGTATAAAAATGTTATTATAATAGAAGAATAAAGTACTGCGAGGTGGTGTTAGAATGATTAAATATAAACGCAATATAATTGATATGATGGCAGAAAAGGGAATCACAACCTATTTAATAAGAAAAAATAAGATATTTACAGAAAGCCAGCTGCAACAGCTGCGCAATGATCGACTTGTCACGCAAGATACACTAAATAAAATATGTACTATATTGGAATGCCAACCTGGTTATTTATTGGAATATCTGCCAGATGAAACCACAAAAGAATTTGAAGAAAAGTTATTAACGTACATTAATAAATAATGTATAATAAAGACAGTTAAAAAAGAGTAATCCCATTAATATACATGTTTTTTGTCGATAAAATAAAGCCCTAGGAAATTAATCCCGGGGCTTTTAAAATGCTTATTTATGGCGGCGTAACGACAATCGAGGGGTTAACAGCCCCACCGCCGAAGCTGTTAATATTTTAATAACACAGCTTTTGGCAAATTGTCAAGAAAAATATTTTTAAAATACCGCTTGACATTTTTCTAAAACTTCTTTAGGCTATCAGATAACGAGAGCTGACGGAACTCAGGAAGGGCAGAGGCTGAAAGTACACAGAATCGTTAATTAAATAACACGCATAACAAGCCAGATCACGCCGGATAGAAACTCCTGGAAGGTCTGGCTTTTATTATGCAAATCTGCGAAAATGTAGCCGCCCTTATATTATATATAATTATATAATTATTCTCTGCCCTTCCTAGATTCCTAAAGCTGGAGTTTATTAAAAGATATGCTATACAGTACCGTATAATAATATATAAGATATAACTATAAATAAAGATTATAATATAATACCCCAATTATTATTTATTAATTATTAACAAAATAGATTGTTTTATTTTATGCAAAATTAAATTTGACAAGATATTAAAAACTGTGCTAAGGTATCAGCAACGAAAAATAAATTTACTTTTTACGACATTTTACCAAAGAGAACGATAAAAAAATAAGAGTGATTGGATTACAGGTTACTTTTATTTTGGGTTGTTCTCTTTTTTTATTTACAAATTAACGTGCTAAAGTGAGGTGATAACATGAAAGATAATACAGTAAATGTACAAGACATAGATATCTATTTAGACAATATTAATATATATGCTGATGAATATATAAATACTGTATTATGTATATCACCAGATAACGAAAATTATAAGAAAGAAGTATCAGATAGCTTTGTAGATATGATTTTTTATATTGCAGATCATATACAAAAACCAAGTAATGATGATATAGAGCTATTAGATAAAATGTTTAATACTTATGTGAGATTATGCAGTAAATATCATGTATTGCCAACGTTGGAAGTATTTAGCTTTTTAGTTGGGATTAATCGTACAACGTTTACTGACTGGATGAATGGAGTGTATAGAATAAACTCATCACATGGTGACACGGCTAAAAAATGGTTTGATATTTGCAAAAACTGTGCAATTAATAGACTGCATAACCAGACCGGAACAAATGCGAATTTGATATTTGTTGCAAAAGCTGCCTATGGCATGGCAGAAACAGCACCAGTGCAAGCCACGCAGCAGTATGGCGTACCACAGCAGACAGCCCAACAGATCGCAGAGAAGCACAAAGCCGCTTTACAGCTTCCAGAGATGGAAAAACCGGAATTGTAACAGTAAAAATACTATATGTTGTGATTGTGAGAGAACTGATTCTATATCTAGCAATACGCAATGTTTAAATAGGGTACACCCTAAAAAGACATTTTATAAAACACTGTTTTTTGTGCAATATTACAATAGATTTTGCATAGCATTCCCTTGATTACTGCCGCAGGCCCTTAAAGGTCAGCGTTAAACCAGGGAAGCGGGAACCCATGGGGCGGCGGGCTTCCCTGGTAGCGTCCGTCATGGATATCGGGGAGGGGGTATATATAAAGCCCTAGTCAGCGGTAGTCACCACCTCAACCATCGAAAAAATAAAAAAAGCTCTCCTTATACAGCAATGATAGTGATTGCAACACGAAAGCAGTAATCCTTAACTGTTTCTCTGCTAACACTAAATAAGGCAACACCAAGAAAGGAAAGTGTAAAACATGAATCAAGATATCAAGAATTACGCAAAGTCAAAAAGCGTTCGCTTATGGCAGATCGCAGAGGTGTTACATATCAATGATGGTAATTTCAGCAGGAAGCTCAGAAAAGAATTGTCAGAAGCTCAGAAACAAGAAATTATTCAGATCATAGACAGGATAGCAGAGAAGAGGGACAGGGATTAATTAGAGCATAAAAAAGAGAACCATTAAGGCTCTCTTTTCAGATCATTGCTATTAAATTTTACTATGATATCTGGAAATGCTTCAACAGAAATTTGACAACCAAGAAAGTCAAGGATGGCTATAAGCTCATATGCAGAAAGCGTTTCTCTGGAAAACTTGTTAGCTAGTGCTTGTGGTGAAGTTCCTAGATGTTCAGCAACTTGAATATTTGTAATTTTTTTCATTTTCATTATTTGTTTAATTTTTTGAGATACCATATAAACACCTCCTACTTACATAATAAACGCAAATGTTATAAAAATCAATTAAAATTCACTTAAACGTGTAATTTGCTATTGAAAACACACACATTATAGTGTATAATTGTTTTATAAAGAAACAGGAGCGTGTATATATGAAAGTAGGATATGTAAGAGTTTCGACAGTAGATCAGAACGAAGCAAGACAGATTGAAGCAATGAAAACAGATGGTGTTGAAAAAATTTATATGGATAAAAAATCCGGGAAAGACTTCAATCGTCCAGAGTATCAGAAAATGATTGCTTCTCTTCAAAAAGGTGACATTCTGGTAATCCATTCAATTGACCGTCTTGGAAGAAACTACGAAGAGATTATTGTTGAATGGCGAAAAATCACAAAAGAGATTGAAGCAGATATTATTGTACAGGACATGCCGTTGCTTAATACCACGCAAAACAAAGACTTGACAGGAACACTGATCGCAGACATAGTTTTGCAGCTTCTCTCATATGTAGCACAAAGAGAAAGAGAAAATATTCGGCAGCGTCAAAAAGAAGGTATTGCAATTGCAAAAGTCCAGGGCAAATATAAAGGTCGTGCCAAAAAAGAGATAGATAAGGAACTTTTCAACGAAACTAAACGTAGCTGGCAAAGAGGGGAAATAACAAAGGTACAATTTGCCGAGATTATGGGAGTTTCAAGAAGCACGCTATATAAACTTTTAGAGGGGGATAAAGATGATTGATTTTACAAACAAGTGCATTGTTACAGAAAACAATGTTGAATCAGAACAGTTGCTTAAAAAAGCAATAGCTCAAGGGTTCAGCTTGCCAAAAGGTCAAAAAGCAATGGAATCACATAGATACTTTCATTTTATTGGAAGTCCATATAAACATGTTGTGGCTCCTTATGAAGTAAGTTCGAGCGACTTCAATAAGGCGGTTAGATATTCGGAGCTGTTCGGTGATGAGCAAGAAGAACTAAGAAAAATTGTTGATTCAGCTGCAAGATGGTGCCGGGCATATGGGTATGAACATTTGAATGTATATGCAAACGAAGAGCTTGAAAGCTATACAGGAAAAGCCATTGCAAAGACAACAGACAATATCATACAGCGTGTTGATGTTGAAATAAAGAAACCACGTAAACTGACTGTTTCAGAGTTGGAAGCATATTTAGGATATCCAATTGAAATTGTAAGTTGAGGTAAGTGCTTATGAAACCAAAACCACAATCCGAATCCATCCGCATCCGATTTTCCGAAAAACAGAAAAAAAGGCTCCTGGAAGAGAAGAACCGAACAGACAGGAGCGTATCGGATATTGTGAGACAGGCAGTTGATGAATATTTCGGGAGGAAAAGACATGCTTAAATTTTTCTCAAAAAATAAAAAAGGTGTTTCTGAATCCCAAGGCTTTAGTTCAGAAGAAATAGCGCATGGCGTGTTCAGAGTTGAAAAGAAAACAAATTATTTTCATAAAAAAGCAATTTGTAAAGATGGAAAGTTATACAACACCGAAACAGCAATAAAAGTTATCGAACTTGATAAAGAAAAAGTGAATTGGTTTGGTTCATACCAGATGAGAACGTATTTTATAACGGCTAAAGGAAACTGGTTTTCTTGCTACACGCTTGTTGAAGCCGGAATACGTGAGCATATGAAACAAGTAGGCGACATTGATGTAAAAGTCGTGGAAACAGATGTTTCCTATTTAGATTTGGAATTGGAAAGCATTCAAGAAGTAAAGGAAAAATTAGGTTTTGCCGATATCGACCTTTACAAGAAATATTTCGGGGAGGTGGAAGAAGGATGAATTGTTTTTTATACATAATTGGGAATGATATTTGTAAATGTGAAAAAGAAGAAGATATTCCAAGAGAAGCTATTAGAACACTTAAATTGCAAAACGGAGAATTATTTTCAAATGGAAACGGAGAATGGAAAAAGTTATTCATGCCGGATGCACCAATAAGTGATAACAAGGATAGTCTTCCCGAATCCCCCATTGATGTAGCCTCTATGCTTATCAATGCCACAGTAACTTGCGAACTACCAAATGAAGGCATTCCACTTTCCCCACTATTGGAACAAAAAACATGGGAAATTCCAAAATACAACATTCTGCAGTTGGAAGAGATTGCGAAACACCTTCTTCTCTACTGTGAAACTAAAAGAAAGGGGTACGAAGATGCCGATAGTGAAGATCACAAACCCCAACCCCTATGATTGGCGTGGAACAAAATGTTTTATTGATGGGAATAAAGTTCCGAATGTACGATCAGTTGATTTCCATGTGGCAGTATATGGAATACCCGTGGTTAAATTTGAAATGATGGAAGTTCCAGATATTGAAATGGAGTGCCTAGCACAAATTAGTGTCACTTCTCAATCAATTACTGACGCAATTTTTGTTTTAAGACACGAACTGTTACAGCATGGAGAAATTTACAATGGATTCAAATCAAGCCTAAAATCGGCTTTAGAATCCTATAATTACTGTGGAATGCCATTTGAGCCAGAAGAAATTGCAGAAAAAATTCTGGACTTCTTAATTGGGGAGGAAAAAGAGAATGAATGCACTTAATGTAATCGGAACAGCTGTAAATCTTGCATTTTTTGTTCTGGTTCTAGCCGGCACTTTAGCAATACTGGACGAAGAAGGAAAGACAAGCGTAATACAGATTTTATTCTGCATTTGTTTATAAATATGTTTCGCACTGAATATTTTCTTAATTTGCACGAGGTGACAAATGTATCTACCAATTCCAATTGGAATTATCCCGATTGAGTTAATCGAGAGGGTTAAATTCATAAAAGCGCCGCTTCGACTTAATCCATGTAGGCTCGGAAAAGCCTATGAAAGTGATAAGTCGAGGCATCCAGAGTAGCGTAAGTGCTAATTACTTATTATATTAATTACATAAACTTATATATCACGACTTCCCCGGTCTTAATGGTGCGCCGGGGTTGATGGGCTATCGCCAAGAGGTAAGGCACAGCACTTTGACTGCTGCATTCGCTGGTTCGAATCCAGCTAGCCCAGTT